ACATTTTTCTGCCGTAATTGTGGACACCTTCTGTCATCACAACGAACTTGTAAGTAAACCACTCATACGGTAATTTTGCCCACAATTCGCAAGCGGCACTATTTGAGCTAGGAACCACCAGTACAAAGTCACTAGGAGTAAAACCATCATTGAGCACCCATTTGAGAGCACTTCTATTTGCCTGGTAAACATCTGCGGACCGACTTATTACAACCCTCAGTATGCCAGTGTAGTATTGAAAATAAGTGGATTCAACATAGAAGGTAATGCCGATTGTTTCATTATGTTCCGCTACAGGAGTGTAACTGCACACTTTGTACCAAGGGTCACCAACAGGAGAAGATTGCCCCACTACAGCTTCTTTCAAGCATTGGCTATTTACCCAAGCCGTAGTAGCTATCTTGGTACTGTTGTCGTTATCGGCAGGAGTAGGAGCTTCAGTGTAAGGATTTCCATTGCCATCATACCCTATGGTTAGATTTGTGCTACTGCTGTGAGCAGTTACATTACCAGGGTATACCCGCAATACAATCTTATTTGACATATCGGTATCATAGGTATGTTCAAACGTTGCAAAGTTGCCGTTGTTATTCTGTTTAACCATAAAAAATGGATTGTTGTATTTTGCTGTCGGAGCTGTCCCTCTTTGATAATTGTTATTCCGCACTGAAATTTGCGGCATATCTTTCGTAACAAAGAGATTGCCTGTCAACGTGCCACCAGCCAAAGGAAGATAAGTTGTTGCTATATCTTTACCGTTCTTGTCACCAGTTGCTTTTGTTGCAGTTGCCGCGTTTCCTGTACAACTACCACTACTTCCAGAGCAATTACCTGTAACATCAGCTTTGATGGTAGCAGGTAGCTTGATGGTAGCATTGCCAGAGCCATCAAATGAAGCACCTGTGCCTGTGTTGGTAGCTGAACTGTCCTGTATATTGATAGTCCTTGCAGTTTTTAGCTTTGTCGCAGTTGCGGCATTGCCGTTAAGAGCACCTGAGAAGGTATCTGTTTTCAAAGTACCATCTTCGGCGTTCCATGTCATCTCTTTGGTTTTTGTGTTCGTTTCTGCCGACACGTTATCTTTTGTCACGGAATACCAACGCACTACGTTATCGCTGTTCAACGCACCACAAGCAACCCTGTACCCATTGACAGGCATATTCCACACTGCTCCGAAACCAGTAGCAGTCGAAGATACTAATGCTTTTCCTGCTGTTGCACCAGCTACCCATGTACTTCCTCCCGGAGTGCTATTAATTTTTGAAGCCGTAGCCGCATTTCCTGTGCATGAGCCAGAAGAACCAAAAACATTACCTATTACATTACCTGTGAATTTTGTAGCAATAACCTCAGAAGTTGAAGGATTTACTTTTACTCCACTTGCAAAGATGCCCGTCTTAGCTCCCTGATTAGTGGTGGCGTTTGCGGTTGGAGTAAGGAGTACGGGATATGTATTATCAGCCGTAGACACATTCTGCGTCATAGCCGTATTGGTGTCTGTATTAATATCGCCAACTAAGTCATATTGTGAACCATTATACACAAACTGATATGTCCCGTTGGCAGTAAGGTAGTCAGCGTTTATTGCTGCCCCTCGGTAGTAAATGGGCTTTGCCCCTGTAGAATTGACGTTAAGAGTAGGATTAGCCGCTGTATTGGTTACAGTAAACTTGACCGCTATCTTGGCACCTGCGATAAGCGTAAACCCAGTGCAAGCAACGATTTTCCCTGCCGTTCCTGCCGCCGTAGAACACTCACCATAGTGCTTCACAGCGTTTGAATTACCGGGAACAACACCGTCAAAATTGACGGTGTTTCCCAGTGCTTTGTCAAAAAAGGCAGAGAACAAACTAGAGAACTCGTTCCACGCTTCTAGCGTCCAACGCATATAACTAGGATTGCTCATAGTTCATTCTCCTTTCCGATTGATTAAGAGAAAAGTTCCTGGATGTCAGACTGAGTAATATCAGCCAGAGTTGCCGACTTCAAGCCGTTGATATATTCCTGGTCAGCAGCACTAATAGCACCAGCAGAACCACCAGTACCGTTAGTGGAAGCTACAGCCAGAGCCATAGCCACGCCGTTAGCACCAACGCTAAGACCGTTGGCATTGGAACTGTCCACAACAACAGAGAACTGGCCATTGCTGAGAGAGAGGCCGTTACCTGCGGTGTAAACATCAACGAGGTCATTGACCGGCAGGTAGATGTGTTCAGCGGTCTCAGAAGCATCCTTGGCATTGATGACGAAATCGATATATTTATCGCCTACCTGTGCGCCACTGTACGGGGTGTCAGCCGTAGTAACAGTCTCAAGGGTTGCACTCTTAACGAGGAAATCCTTGGGGATGTCGATGTCCGGGGACAGGGCCACGCCGTTTGCCTTGATGGTGTAGGAAGCTGCATAGCCAGTGTTGGCCGTGGTTTTCTTCTCAACAGCAATCAGAATATCAACGTCCTTGTTCCCATCGGGAGTCAGGGCAGTACCATTAACCTTCACGCCATCAATCAGAATGTCGGTGCTCTGAAGGAATTTGGCTTCATTGGCAGCATCCTGAAGTGTTTTGAAATAGCCCAACCCTTCAAGATACTCAGACTTAGTTACAACCTGTGCAAGCTGTTCAGCAGTCATTTTGAACCATCCTTTCATGAAAGAAAATTTTATATATTGTAAGACCAGACGCGCCTAGTATCGCCTAGTCAAAACAATCCAGCTATATCTTCCGGCGTAATGTCAGCTTCGGTAATATCTGTGCCACCACCGCCACCACTTTCGAGCTTGGTGGCCACGCAATTAACATAAGTTTTCTCACGCAATGCACGAATAAAGATGGTATCGGCAGAAATCGGAAAGGCTGAGTTATCCGACTTGAGAACCACCACGCCTGTTCCTGCAACAGGATTATTGGTGCAAATCTCAATGCCAGAACCTTCCTTGACGTAGATATAACCGCTTGTTTCCTTAATCTGCACAAATTTATCAGGGTTTACGATATACTGTGCCATGTTTCTCACCTCCTACTCTAGCTTTATGGATTCAAGGACAATTTCTTCTAAGTCCCAACCGCCCATGAAAATTTGCTGAAATTCAGCTTCATCATCTTGAAAGTGGCAACGGTAGAACCATCTGCCAGTCCACCTCAACACCGCACCATTGCTAGGTGCATCGTCAAAAACAATAAGCCCGTTCTTGTCCCATGTAAACGCCGTTATTTCATGGTTATTTACAAATATCCGCGGCCTGTTAGCCACGCCAAAAACAGGCTCAACATAGTCACCATATTGCCGTGTCAGTCTGAAATATCTTTTCTCACCATCACCTGTGCCAAATCTTTGCTTGGCTACAGCGTTATCCTCAAATAGAGGGTCAGCATATAAGAAATCCTGCCCTGCACCGCCAAGCTGATTGTAGAACGCCATGAGCGTGTGTATATCATCAGCCATTGAATTTCTATCTGAAAGGTAGCTGAATGACAGGTTGAAGGTGTAGTAAGGATAGGTGTAGCATTGCAAGAACTTCTTTACACCGCTAATACTCTCTTGGGTTATCGTATTCCAATGCGGCGTTTTGCCAATCGGATATTGAAGCCCACGGAGAGTGGGAAAGATTAAGTCACTCATGCCATCACCTACCTTTACATAAAAATAGCGCACCGCCTTTGCAGTACGCTTGCCGTGAAACTCTATGCTATTATCTTATCACATTAAAGCCTAACTTTTGTGTATCATAAAAAGAAAATCCCTGCATCCGTAGACAGCAGGGATAAACCTTACACTAAACCTCTGGCGGTTAGATAGCCATTGCGAATGCCTTTCTTCACATTCTTTGACAAGTCACGATTATAATTTCTGAGAACCCTCTCGAACCCTCTCGAATCTACTGTGCTTACCTGAATGTTGCTCTTGATGTTCGCATTACTAGAATTGCCACCACCAAGGCTACCGCCATTTCTGGCAGTATTGCGGATAACATCTGCTTGCTCCGGCGTGAGAACCATTTCGTTCTTATGCACCATTGCAAACATATCACGCTCGATATTGCCACCAATATCGAAGCTAGGCACATTGAAGGTAGTGGATTGCATAACAGGCGTAGGTGTCATGTAGTAGCTATCAGGGGAACGCCCAAGGTTTACGCTACTGGTTTTCTTTGTTTCAGAAGAACCTCCGCCACCAAAGCCACCGAAGAGAGAGAACAGGGCTAGTACAGCCATTATCCAACCCATCATAGCCGTAGTGGTTGCCTGTACGGTTGCAGCAGTTGTCTGGCTTTGAGCTACAATAGCGGTATCACCTGTTTCCTCGGTAGTAACCTGCGCTGTTTTGTATGCTCCCCATTCAGCACCCATTGCCGCTGTACTTGCACTTGTAGTGGCTTGCATAGTAGCGGTGCCCTGTTGAGTAGCCGCATTGACAGCAGTCCAGCTTGTAGAAATGGTGTTTTGCATCGTAGAGCCAATCTGGTTCATTCTCTGCTTGACTTCCTGCATGGTGTTCTTCGGTATCAGGTTATCAAGCACTGAGAAGCCACCAAACAGGCCACTACTACCACCTTTACCTTTGCCTTTCTTGTCACCCAAGCCAATGCCCTGCGTGCGTCCAAACAGCCCTAAGTCACCATAGGAACCTAGAATTAGTGAACCGAAGTCACCGCCACCCATGATGCCAGTATCTTTAATGGCACCCATAGCACCACGATTCTGCCCTAGAGATTTTTTCTTACCCGTAGGGTGAAGCATTTCAGATAGCCAGCCTTTGACTTTCTCGGCTAAATCTTGAGTAAACAGCTTGATAATGTCATTGACGATGCCTTTGAACATATCACGCAAGGCAGCACCAAAGGATTTTGTGCCATTCAGTATGGATTCTAAGCCACTTTGGAAACCATTCGTGAAAGAATCAATGAACTGAATAGTGTATCTTGCGTTATACTGATAGGCTTCTGCCGCCAAATCTTGCTGTTTCTGGCGATATGCTTCTTCCAACTTCATTTCTTCATCAAGGGCTTTCTTGGTGGCATCCACATCCCTTGACAGCCACATCAGCTTTTTAGCGTACCATTCTGCTTCTGCCCTATCCTTGGCATAGATAAGTCCCTGATAAGCCGCCATCATATCTTCTGCTGTGCCTCTATCCAAGGCAACAGTAGAAGCTAGTTTGGCATCAAGAATAGGCTTCTGCATAGCGTAGTTGCGCTCATTTTTGCGGTTGTAGTAATCACGCACATCAGCCTTAGACATAAGCCCTAGCTTCTCAGCAAAGGCTACCTCAGAATCAGCCATCTTGTCGATTGCCGCTACCTGCGTATCGGTGGCTTTCTGGGCATACTCAGCCCGCTTTGCTTCTTCTTTGGCGTACTCAGTCAGCTTCTTAGCATAATCCTTTTGTGCGTTCTCCAACACAGCAAATGGATTCCTGCCGTTACCAATGCCCATCATCTTTTCATAGAGTTGCAGTTCTTCTCTAGCAGAAACCTTCTGCCCTTCTCTTTGCCTCTCAGTTTTCAGACGTTCAAGTTCAAGGTCAAAGAGCTTCTTTGCCTCTTGATAAGATGCCTTTATCGCCTTTTCGCCATCGGTGTAGTTGTCCTCGCCATTCTTGCGTTCAAAGCGTGTAGCATACTCTCTGGCATTGCGCTGTCTTTGCCAATCAACAGGTGAGCCGGGAGCTTCACCACTACGCTCATAGTGCTGATTGATAAGGCTTGCCCATTGTTCCGGCGTGGTAGGCGCGGCAGAAAGAATCCTGCGATACGCTTCTTGTTCGTTACCCTGTCTCATTTCGTAGATAGCGAAGTCATACTGCAAGGCACGTTTCTGCTGAATGTCCATTGCATTGTACTGTTCTTCGCTAATACCACGCAAGTTGGCAAGGTAATCATCCATGAAGTCGTACCAACGCCCTGTACGGTTGGCATCGTTGTAATCCCATTGGATTAACCCACGGTGGCTACCATTGTCAGCGTCAGGGTTGAAACCAGATTCCTGCATGATGTTGCCCAGAAGTCCAAGCACCATGTTCTTGTCTAAGCCTTTGCCAACAAGATAGCGATAGCCCATTGCTTCCGGTGAATTGTCGGCTTCTTTTGCGCCCTTTGCGCCTTTACTGCCTTTGCCTTTGGAGCCTGCGCCACCGCCGCCACCTTCTAAATCATCATATCCTCGAAGCAATTCAGGAGAAAGCGCATATGGGTTATCCTTATCACCCATCATGCCACCATAGGCATCACCCATGACATTTTTCAGCAAATCGCCAGCTTGTTCTTGCCCAAGTTTAGCCAATCCAGCAAGTCCTTCGTCAAGGAAAGTTTCTATGAAGCCTTTCTTTTTGACTTGCCCTTCCGCTTTCTTGAAGTCGCCCCAAGAAGCAACGGTGGATTCACCAAAGCTACCGCCTCCACCACCATAACCGGCGGCACCAGTCCCAACGCTACCACCTTCCACATTTATACTGGTATCGCCACCAATGGTAAACGCATTTTTGATAGCCTTTTGTATCTGAGAAGCGATATTGGAGATTTTTTGCGCCGCACGAATGAGTTGTCCAATCGTGCCATCAAGGAAGTCAGCAAAAGTCCTGCTTACGTTATCACGAATCCATTTGACTGCTTCATCAAATCTGTTCGCAATCCAAGCAAGAATACCCTGAACGCCTTTGCCGTGAATCCCTAGCTTTTCTTTTACCCAATCAAGAATCTGCCCAAACTTTTCAGCCGCCCATTGTACGGCAGGGATAATTAGTTTAACGAATACAGTCCTGACTGCTTCAAAAAGTCCATAAAAAGCAATGATTAAAGGTGAAAGAACATCAATGATTATTTCAACAGCGGTAGCTATTGCCGCTACGAGAGTATTCCATGTTTCTTGTATCAAGCCAGAGTATTCGTCCCAATTAGTAACAACTTCATAGAGTGCCGCTATCAAAAGGGCGATTGCTGCTGCTACTGCTGCCACTGTAGCAATCAATGGCAAAAGAGCAGTTTCCAAAGCTAGTGTTGCCGCTGTACAAGCTACAGAGGCCAACCCTGCAAGGGTCAGATTACCAGTAAGAACCCCCATAGCAATTCCATAAGCTACCGAAGCCGCCGTAGCAATGCCAGAAGCAATACTTTGCGCCGTGGTAATCACGGTTAAGCCTATCTGGGCAATAGAAACGCCTGTTATAGCACCTTTGAGTACCGTGAACGCTGTAGTTATCCCTTCAGCAATAAAGGTTATAATACCCCACCCAAGCATAGCCAATCTGACAGCAACAAAAGCCATAGCTAATTGCCCTAAAGCCTCAATGGTGCCGCCAATAGTATCAGCATTTTGAGTGAGAACATCTGCGATAGCAATACCGGCGTATACAATTCCTTCCATCACAGGGAGAAGTGTACCACCAACAGTTTGTGCCAAAATTGTAGCAGAAGCCTTGAATCTTTCAATGCCAACTGCATATGTTTGCAGGGATTTTTCAAGCAAGCTATCAGTCATAGCATCAGACGATAGTTCCTTCATGTCCTGCAACGCTTTTCTAAATACTCCACCTGTATCACGCAACAAAGCCATAGCCGCATTAGCCTGGTATTTGCCGCCTGCGATTAAATAAGCTAGATTTCTTTGTCCTTCTTCGTTTAGGTTCTTGAAAGCGTCCTGTAATTCAAGAATTATATCTTTACCGTTTCTAACAACTTTTTTCCCATCAGCATCAAGTTTGTATAGTGCAATTCCCAATGATTCAAGAGCTTGTCTACCTTTCTTTGTATCAAGATTAGTAGCAATGCTCTTGAAAGACATTCCTATGGTGCTCCCGCTAAGTCCAGTCGTGGTAGCCAACGTAGCAATAGCCGCCATAGCTTCAGATACATTCATGTTCAATGCCCTAAATGCAGAACCAGAACGCTCCAAAGCATCCAACATTTCTGTGCCGTTAATTCTAGTGGTATGAAGCATAACAGAAAAATCATTTAAGAATTTTCCTGCTTCTTTTGCGCCCATGCCAAACTGCAAAAGAACGGATTCCAAGTCTCTAGCGGATTTACCTGTATCAACAAAATCCAACCGTGACATTTTAAGCGCAACACCAGTCAGATAGGTTGCCGTATTTACATCTTTGAAGCGTCTAGTAATAATCTGCATTGCTTCTTGTACTTCCTGTACAGACATACCAAATCCTTTGGCATAATCTTGTGCTACCCGCCCAAGTTTTTGCACATCAGAAGTCAATGCTGCATGATTGCCACGATACTTTTCTGTCAACTCCAAATTCTGCATGATTTTGGTGTTGAGTGCTTCAAATTCCTTTGTGGCTTCGCTCAATACAACAGGTAAGCCAACGATTCCACCGATAGCAACAGCACTTGCCATCCATGTTAAATGGTGTTTGAGTGACTTGGCGGCATCTTCTAACTTACCAAAAGCACCTACATACTTATCAAAATCCAATCCTTCAAGCGGATTGCCCATAGGTGGGATTGCACCCAGGTTACGAATCTCATTGCCAATAGCAGTCAACCTGCCCTGCAAACGGATAAACACCGCTTCGCTCATTTTGGCATGAGATTGCAGATACTTATTGACTTCTTCGTAGGCTACCTTGTATTGCGTCTGAAGTTGTCTAATACGTTGATTTTGCTGATTTTGTTCAGCTTGTCTTTTCCTGCTAAGTGCATCTTCCTGCTTGAATATTTCCTGGTAAGCAGCCTTGTGCGCCGCCGTTCTTCCTGCAATAGCCCTTTCTTCTGCCGCAAGGATAGCTTGCCCTTGTTGCTTGCGAAAATCTGCCTCGGCCTTTGCTTCTTCACGAACACGCCTAGCGTAATCACCATAGCCTGTATTGCCAGCAGAACTAGAAAGCTGTTTTACAACATTGGCCTGTTCTTTTGCGACTTGCTTTACCGCTTCTGCCTGTGCTTTGGTTGCTTCGCTAAGTTTTTGCCTTGAACGCATTTCTCCTTCTAAGAGTTTTGCGTTCTGCTTCATAAGGTTCTGCTCGTCCTTGGCGGCTTGCGCCAAAGCCTTATCCATTTCCTTTGTGGCAAGGGCTGTCTGGTCAACACGATTCTTGAAATCAAGCTGTGCGTCTTTAAGCCTATCAACTTTCAGCCTTGCATTTTCAAATTCTTGTTGCAGGGCTTTCAGCGTTGCTGGATTAGCTACATCGGTATTAACACCAGAAGCCATATCCGCTTTCAGCTTTTCAATCTTCTGGTGGATTTTTTCAGCTTCTTTTTGTGCTTCTCTTAGTTGAGTAGCATAACTCTTGAAGCCATCACTGGCTTTTTTGGTGGCAGGTTCTACGCCATCAAGAGAACCTTTCAAAGAATCAACAGCGGTTTTTATCTGCCCTGTCATAGTAGCATTTAGGCTACCCATAGTTTTACTCAGATTATCAGTTACGGCCTTAGTGCTATTGTTTATAAAATTAGCCATAGCTTCAAACTGAGATTTCAACTGTGAATAATCAGCCGTGACAACTACTTTATATTCACCTAAAGATGATACATCAGCCATGCTTACTTACCTCCTTTCTTTCTCTGTGAAGGCAATATTCTCAGCTTTCTCCGTGGCTTCTTTTGCAGGTTGTTGATGTTCACTCCAAAATCAGCGCACAGATTGTTGAGTTGCGTCCTCTCAAAATTCTGTCTTTCGCCCTCCGACTTGAACGCCCTTGGCTTGGGAGTAGGCAATCTATCTGCCGAAGCAGAAGAACCGCTACTCCCACCGCTTTGGGCTTCAAAGTACATCTTAATCAGCATACCAGGTGGAGGACACTCATGCAGGTACATCAAGTGTGCGAAAAGGCGTTCCATGTCCAGCATTTCGTCCACATATTGCTCATTGTAGCCGAAGTTTGCCGCCATGCGTGGATAAATGTCAAGCCAGCTTAGTTCTGCTTCTCCTTGCTCTCGACAAACGCCCTCAATGCGTTTTTTTGCGCTTCAGCAATGCGCCTGTTCATTTCCTCGCTCTGGCTAATGAGATATTGGAACAGAGAGAACAGGGTCATAATATCCTCGCACCCATCTTCCACAACACTTTCATCAATCTGCGGATAGTTCCTAGCCAGTGCCATCGTGACAAGGCTTACAAGGTCGCTTACACTCTCCTGCGATACCGCAAAGGTGTTCTCCTGATTCATTTCAGCAAACTCTTTCTGGATTCGCTGAATCTTAGCAGAAGCATCACCCTTGGAGAAAGCCTTAATCGGCAAAGGTGGCAGAATATAGGTTTCACCACCAAAGGTCACTTCTACGCCGTTGAACTTTACATTTTTCTTGCTTGCCATGATAAAACGCCCTTTCATTTACAAAAAATTGCCCTCCACTCCATTATGAAGCAGAGGGCATCTATTTTAGGGAGAGATTACTCAGAGAGATAAATGTGGCCTACGACATCAGCCGCATCGGAGAAAGCAGAGAAGCTGAAATCAGGAATGGTGAAGTCCTCATTCTTGAAGTTCATCGTCAGCTTCTCAGAAGTACAGTTGTTCAGCACAACCGTAATGGGATTGCCGTCCAGGGCGGCGTAGAACTCAGCCTCAAAGACAGGCGCAGTACCCATCATTGCGTTTTTCAGCTCCACGGTCTTGCCAGTAGCCACGGTGTAATCATACTGGTACTGTACTGCCAGTCCTTCGTCAGCAGATGCAAACTTGATGTGAATATTCGAACCTGCAACAGAGGTGGTCGGCGTGCCAGAAGTGACAACACCAGTGCCAATAACGGTAATCACGGCAGGGGTATTGCCACCGCCTGCGGCAATCTCAGTCAGCGTGAAAGTAGTATTCGTGTTGCTTGCCGTGTAAACAGCGTTGATAGAAGCATTGGCGTTGATTGCATTGGTAAGGTTAGCGATAGAATCGCTAATCGTGGAACCAACGACAAACTCATCTGCGCCAGCCACGGAGCTTACTGCTGTGAGGGTCTGGCCTTCAACATCAACGGTATCGCCAGCGACAAAATTCGTGGTTACAGTGTAAGTTCTCTCACCTGCCACGGGTGCATTGCCATCATCGACAAAATAAGTGCCCGCCACAGTAGGCGTAGTCTGAACTTCAACCATAGGCACCTTGGTAGTACCACTTACATCGTACACCTTGAGCACCTGATTGAGGGCTGCATTGGTCGGCAGGTCAATGGGAACCTCGCCATTGGAAGGTACGGTAGCATTGAAGGGTTCAGCTACCTTCAGTTCGCCGTTGCTGATAGAACCATTCAGCACGACATTCAATGCCTCTGCTTTAATATCTGCGTAAGTTGCCTTGCAGTCAACCTTGCCCTTTGCCCTTGCAATCTTCACAGGGAACTGCTGTCTGCCGTAGAGTTCCTTCTTGTCAAAGGAGAAGTCCACGTTGCAGTCCTGAAGTGTGCCGAACTCAACGCTAGAACCATCAGGGAACTTGGCGAACAAAGCACCAACACCAAACTGGTACATAATTTATTCACTCCTTTTCAAACATCATCATAGAATCATAAATGATTCTCCAATCGGTCATAAAAAAATAGGTTCTCGACTGCGCTTCATAGCAAGGGCAACGAGAATCTACCATGCGACACATATCAATTTCTTTCATCTGAGAACCTAGCACTCTATCCTCACTGAGAGTAGAGATTACTGCGTTCATCAGATAGGCGCAATCGTCAACCACATCGGAGCCATCTTCATCATCGGTTTGCTTTAGCCAGCCGTGAATGAAATAATGCCCTTCTTCGTGGCCTGTACGATTTTTCAGCCTTATGCCATAGTCCCTGTAAATGGTTATGCAGGGATATGTGGCATTGTCTGGATAATCAAGGTAGCGTGGAGAAATTATCGGTTCTCCATCTACCCATTTATCCCAATCAGCTATTGCAGGGTTTGCCAAAAGTTTGCTTCTGATAAGGGCAATGATAGGGTCATAGTTTAAGAGCTTTCTAGCCACCTAAACCACCTCCCAAAATCGTTTTGACTGCCTCTTTGCTTTCGTTGAATCCTCGCTGAATAAATGGCCTTGGCCTTACCTTGGGCGCACCGTTCATCAATTCATCAATATGAGGCACATTACCCTTTCTTACACCAACCGCAACCTGCGCTTTGTCCTCGCCAATATCTGTCACCTTCTCGATATTTCGATAAAGTGTACCAGATTGGATATGCACCAAAGAATCGTCCTTATGTCCACCACTAGGAAAATAATCGGTGCTATATCGTGTAGAATATGGCGAACCCAAAGCTGTCAGCAACCATTGCGGATGGTCAGTCAAACTGGCACGTTGTTTGATTGCGTTATGCACAACATCACCTGCCATTTCAACCCGTTTATTCATCTTGGCTATTTCCCTGCCCATTGCTTTATTGAGATTGGCAGTAATTTGAGATAATCCTTCAACGTGGCTCATATCAAATCACCGTCCCACTCTGCATTTTCACCTCGATATGAGGAAGAATACGATAATAGTTACAGTCAAGCACCTTATGCTTGATGCCTGTAGCCTCATCAATCACAATATCGTTAGCCTTTATATCTGTACTCAGCTCCACGAACATTGTGTGATAACTTATAGCCGTTTGCCCTTCTTGTGGCACAACGACAACGCCATCATCATCTTCTATGTAGCAAGGTAAGTGTTCAGCAATGGTTTTGCGTACCATCTTTGTCGCACCAGTAGGGCTTTTGTCGCCCTTCTCTGTGCGCTGAATGGTACACCTATCTTTGAGAAGCATCATAGCCATGCACCCCTAACTCTGACATAGCCACCACCGTCAAGCAGTGCCGCCGCATTAGCAGGAACGCCTTGGCTGTTAAGCATTGCATTTGCTGAGAGTGTGCCACGCTCAATTTTGAGTTTGCCTTGCTGTAAGGTCTTTAGGCCACTCATGTTCGTGTCAGCCGTGACAAAGTAATCGTCAAGGCTAGGTATCGCCATGAGTGCTGTAGCCTGTACCAAATCAGCAGGATAATCACCATCAGCAAATCCGTAATCGTAATCCAGCACCGTGAAATATTCGCCCATTGGTGCGTTGGTAGAACCAACGATAACCGCACCGCTAGGCATATACACAAGGTTTTCAATCGTATACGATATGGGATTCTTCGGATTGATTGAGAAGAACGTAACACTATTGACTGCCGATACAGTCAGATTTCGTGGGAATATCTTGGCAACACCATCTTTGATACGGATAAGATGCTTTTCCTTTGCCCCTTCGTGCCTTGTGAAGGACTGGTGGCAATAGGATTCGACTTTTGCGCTCGCTATTTCGCAAATACGCTCCATGTCGGCTTCGTTATCCTCTGTAATGGTATAGCCAAACTTCTTCAAGTCCTCGACACTACAATAAGCCATGAGAATCACCTTCCCATCAGCCTAATGTGTTCTTTGGCCTTGGCAACGTGTTCAGGCTTCACCTTTACGATGTTGTTATTAACCTCGTAAATCTCTCCACCAATGAACAACCTGCCTTTTTTCGCAAAATGATGAAGGGTAATAAGTCCCTCATCTTTCACAACCTCCTTTTCAGGAGTTGCATCTACCTTTTTAGGTCTTGGCATATACTACCCTCCTTCTTTTGCAATGGTAAAGGGCAGGATTACCCTGCCCCATTCTCACAATCAAGCAATGCCGGGTTTTACGTTGGTGATGATTGCCTGGCAAGCAGGGAAGTAGTGCTTGAGTGCTTCGTAGGTACGAATCTCAAACTCATACTGCGGCGTGGTCATTGCGTACTCAATCTGACGGTAGTCATAACCGCACTCCATTTCGAGAACGCTCGGAATGTTGGCATTAGGATAGGGAACCCTATCGCACATCACAAGCATGGTGCCATTGGGCAACCAAGGATGCACCTCAATGCTTACATTCTCGCCACCGTAAGACTTGTTGACATAACGGCGAACCATGTAGTTGCCCGTGATATCATTCTTCTCGCCGTTGTTCACGAACAGAGTAGGTGCGCCATTGTTCTTCACGATTGCGGAAGTGATGTCCTTGGCAAGCTGCTCGGAAACCAGATAGCGAGTTGCACCGTTCTTGAACTGGTTGAACAGGCGGCTGTTGATTTCGTCCAATTCAGCGATACCACCTGCGGCGGCAGTAAGCTGAGAATTGCCAAGGTCATAATACAGGCCACCGCCGTTGATAATCTGCGGAATGATGCCATCGTATGCCAGAGGGTCACCAGAACCATCAGCAGTAGGAGCAACCGAACCACCTGCAACGATGTTGGTCAGCAGTACGGCAGAGTTGGTAGTCACCATCTGCAAGGTTTCGTTGCCAGCGGTGCCTGCGAACCATGCGTAGGCCATTGCACCACGAACAGGAGTTACGGTAGCAGAGATTGCTTCACCTGCCGATACACTCACGGTAGCGGCGGCAGAAGCGGCAGTCACGCCATCATAAGCACCTGCAATCGGCTGATTGTTGCTGTCAGTAGCAGGAATCTCAAGGCCAGTCATGTTGGCAATCTGCATATTCGTGACAACACGGTTAGCAGCTACAAGGGTCAATGCTGCCACCTTCACGCTGTAGGAACCTGCCGTAATAACGCTATCGCTATCAGTAACCGCACTGGCAGTCGGAGTAGCCACGGTGCCAAGGCTCTGAGTGTTACCGCCAAGGATAATCTTCTCCTCCTCAGTCATGATGCGGAGCAGAAGGTTGGTAGCGGCGGTTGCCTTAACGTCCTGGAAGTTGCGCCCTGCGGCCTCGGCCTCGAAGGTCACTGCATCCTGCAAGCTGATGATTTTGAAAGCAGCCAGCTTGTCCTCAACGGTGTACTTCATGCCGTTACCACGCGCACCTTCAATAGCCGTTGCCTTACCTGCGGCGTTCACCTCAGTAATGGCTTTCCAATGAGTGCTAGTGCCGGTAGTGGAGATTTTACGAGGGATAATGTTACGCAACGGAGAAGCGAAAGGCACCAACTGCTTGGCAGGTGCGGACAATTCATACCCCATAAGGCCGACTGGTGTCGTAATCGCTTTCTCAAGAACCTGGGCATCCTTCACGCCCTCAACGGTTTTCTGCAAACTCTCCTGAGTAGTTTCCATGATAGACATTTCAAAGTCACTCCTTTTATCCAAATACTTTCTTCATTTCAAGCTGTGCAAGCTGTTTACTGTACGCCTCTTTCAGAATCGGAGAATCGGCGTTGTCAATCATCTTGCGAAGCATTGCTTCTTCGCTATTGTTGGCAGGAGGATTGCCCATGCTGCCCCCGATAGTCTTGTCCAATGCCATTGTGCCAGTAGCCACCATTGCACCGCCTGCAACAGGTTCATTCTCCATCTTCTCAACTCTCTTGCAAAGTTCGTCATTGGCAGATTTAAGGGCATCGTAACCCTTCTTCAATTCGTCAATAACGCCCATTGCCTTTGAGAGTTCATCAGCAGGAGCAAACTTCTGCATAGGTTCTGCTTCGGTTTCCACGGCTTTATGTAAATCATTGTCGGCGGTGGCTTTTTCTGCCTTTTCGCCTTCAATGGCTTTAGCGCACTTGTCGCAACTGCAATACAAGCCCTTCTCCACCATCTTGTGAAAGAGCTTACCGCACTTCTCCTTGATGGAATCATCGGCCTTATCCATTGCCTTACAGACGGCTTCAAAAATATCTTCCTTTTGGCAGTCAGCCTTAGTCATTTCTTCGGCTTCAACGGCTTTATCTGCCTTGCACCAACCTTCGGGAATCATATCTTCTGCGCCCAATGCGCGTGCGCGTCTGCAAATGAAATCAATGGCGGCTTTCTTATCCTTTGCCTGCCCTGCAAGACGGATAGCGTTCTTCAAATCTTCTTTGTTTTCGATGGGAAACGAACCGTCAGGCATTGCCTTACCTTCTTCGGCAAGTTTCTTGCGTTCCTCTGCCGTGAAGTCGCGCTTCTTGCACTCCTTGTCGCAGTCGCAATCATCGTCTTTATCATCATCTTTGATTTCGTCTTTGACTTCTTCTTCCTGCTTAGAGTCAACCTCTACGGAAGTCTTTTCAACCTCTGGCTTCGGTTCATCCTTCGGTTCAATTTCTACAGCGGTTTTCTCAACCGTTTCAGTCTCCACGGCTTTTTCAACCGCTTCAACCTGCGTTTCTTTTTCGTTGTCCACTTCTGTTACCTCCTTCTTAAAGGTTTTCGTTTCGGTAGTGCCATCAGCCTTTACATACATGATGGTAGCCGTGGGGACGGCTGGATTGTCAACGATGGAACACTCATTAGGAATGGCTGTGTAGTGAGTTACACCTGCTTCATCCTGCCATCGTTTACCATAACTGCCACCCACGCTTACGCCCGTGTAATAACCCTCCTTGATTTCCTCAAAGAGTTTATCATCACTTACCTTAATGCAAATATCAATGGCTTTATCTACGTCATTGAATACAAGCGGTTCAGCGATTTTACCACCTACACGCTTGCTATCATGCTGGACACGAATGTTTCCGTAAGACTTGCCCTTCGTTCTGGTGGCAAAATCATTACTCCACTTCTCAAAATATGGCTTAGAAGATTCATAATCCATGATTTCATTAGCCTTATCAAGAACTTCTTGCGTTGCCCTTGCATAGACTAACTTCTGTTCTTCGTCAATCTTAAAAAGCGGTATATTCATACTAAAACTCATGTTTTCACCACCTTTCGAGAATTATAAAAAGCATGGGTGGTAGGAACTTACCCTACCTTGCTTCGCCCATGCTAATCAGCCTAGCAAAATCTTCTTCAATTCTTCGGCGGCTACTGCCTTGATAATCTCAAAACTGGCACCACCAACAACGGATAGCCTATTCTTGACATTGCGCCACACCTTTGCGCTTCTCACGCTATCAAGATAATCATATCCTGCACCCGTAATGCGCTTTACTTCATACGAACCGTTAGGCAGTTTTTGCAAATCTACCAATCCAGAATCAGCAAGCAATTCAAGGTGCAAGGCAATCATTGAAGGATTGTCGCACAAGTCTAGGAATGTATCGGCTTTAACTGTTTTAGGTGGCACATCAGAATCAGCTTCAATCAACAAAAGCATATCTCTCAGCAAATCCATGTCACGCTTCATTTTTCGTCAAAGCCTCCGTATTCATCTAAGAACTCCTGGTTGATGGGGTGAAATGCCCTGACACAGTTAGGATGCTGTAATGGGTTTGCCCTAGCATATTCAATGCTCCATACGGAACCATTTGCCGCCGCACAATCCGCATCGTACCTAATACCATCTGTCACGAACATTCCCACCACCTTATCCGATTTCTCAGCCATCTGGGTAACAACTTCATTTTGCAATGCGTGAAACTCAGTATTTGCGATTATCTTCGCCCTGCTCTCAGATAAAGCGTAATTCTCAGAAAGTCCCGTTTGTATATCAGCCACCGATTCAGCTTCAGCAAACATATTGCCTAGCTTTTCTTCGGTGACACGATTTATTTCTTCATTGAGGAAATCCATACGTTCAGCAATGTAATCATCAGCGATTTTCTTTCTCTCGCCTTTGGTTATCTTGCCACCCAAACGCTTGATTTCTTCGCTTGCCTGTCCAATGGCAATATCAGCGTAGTATTTGAGCGTATTACGCAATATATCATCAATTCTCTTTCTGTAGTTCAAGTCCCCCAAGAGTAGGAGTAATAGCAGGTACTTCTTAGCACTTCCGCTAGTCTCCATATCTTCTTCACTTAAACCGTCAAGATTGTCGATTATTTCTTGCTGAATATCGTCAAACACTGCCTGTATTTCGGCTTCTGCGTGTTCTTTTGCCATTGAAACCTTAGCTTCATACAAGGCGGAATCAAATATATCGTCAATATCGTTAATGCTATCAGCCTTTTCAAGCCTTGCGTAAATGCCATCACGCATTGCATCAGAGATTACTTCTGTTTCAAACTTTCGGCTACCTCTGCTCTTTTTTTTTAAGCGGTTAATGACATATCGCCGGAAATCCCGCATTTCGCTCTCAAGGGCTTTCTCAGCCCCTTTCTTATCCTCTGTGGGTGTTTCCTTGCCTTTGGCTTCTCTGGCTTCTCCTGCGCCCTCCTGTGGCTTCTCAGAGGCTCTTGCTTCACGAATTTTATTCTCCATGTCAGATTGATTGCCAGCCTGGACATTGCCATACTGCAAGGCTTCAATCTGCGCTTGAGTTTTAGCCTTGATGTATTCTTCGGTGAGAAGGATAACGTCATTGCCAACCTTCACCATAGGTGGCGTACCTTCTTCCATGCCCGTAATAGGTGGCATACCTCTCTGACTACGCACTTCATCAATCGTCAAGATGCCAGACTGGACAAACTCAACATCACGCTTGATGGACATTGCCGCATCCTCACGCTTCTCACCAATGTAGGTGAATTTCAAGTGAGGATAGCCAAGGTCATTCTGGATAATATCTGTAAGCCACTCATTCAAGAAATTCTCAAGCGGTGCCAAGCCCAACTCTGTCTGTTGTTCGTCCTGCAACTGCCCCGTACTGCGGTTCATCATCATAATGAACTGCTGCGGATTCACGCCAAAAGCTATTGCAACGATACGGGCAATCCATTCATCGTACTGAACATCAAATTGGTGCTCTTTCGTGGCTGTGTACTTGCCTTTGGGCAAAAACTTCAGCTTCATGCGCTCTTTCAAACGCCCACTCATCAAATCGTTGTACATCGTGGCGAACTGCTCAATCTGGTCTGGTGTCATATCCTCCTTATCAAAGGTGAAGATGCCACCATCAGGCGTTGTGCCATCGGTGTAGTATGAAAGATTGAAGTTGTCCCGGCGAAGGGCAATGTTTATCTTCATCAGGATATTTTCAATCGGTGAAGTGCCGTACCTTGAAAAAGAACGTGGATAACGTGGCCTGTAGGAGATTTCATCGACTGTGAAGCCAAGGGTTTTGGTAACAGGTTTATCAGAAGAACCATACGGCATACCCCACACGATTTGTTGATATGCTGCATACGGTGGCATTGGTACGCGCCCATACTCGTCAATCAAAGGCTTTATCATGGAGCCATCGACATACTCCAATGAGTATAGCTTGCCACCTCTGGTACGCCGCTTGAACATACAAGCCGCATCAATCGACAGGCAATCATACAGGATAGGCTTCAGCCAATCGTTGAACAGATGCACCTTATCTGGACGGGCAAGGAACTTCTTCACTGCCTTTATATCATCCTCATAGTGTTCTCTGTCATTCTTATCAGCCACAACAATATCCCATTCATCACCGCATACCTGGTCAATCATCATTTTGATGCACAATGCGGTAATATCGTGGTTGGCAGCTACATCACGGAGAACATTGAAGGGTAGCAATGCACCCTCTCTCTCCGTTCTCGGCGTGATAACAAGGTTACTGCCTACCTGATACTGATACTGCCAAGGATTGAATCCCTGATGTTGCGGTGTCAGCGGATTGGAGGGAGAATATTGTCCACCTTGATTGTAAACAGTTTGTTCACCGCTTACAGTTGCTCCCTGTTGCGTGGCAAGAGTTTGTGCCTTATCAGCCACGCTAAACTGATTCGCAATGGCCTTTTTCAGCAAACTGTTAAAAACTCCCATTATTTTCCTCCTTTCCGCTTTTCTGTAAAACAAAAGGACGTATCGCACCGATACGCCCTCGCACACTATTTGATGTTATCAGTATATCACAGAATAAATGGACTTTTAGGTAACATAAAAAGGTTTTTACATGGAAAAGCACCCATAGTAGATAGCCAGCCTAACCGTCCTATCAACAATCTTAGATTGCCATATGCGTAGTGTCTTTTCACTCACACAGCCATCTGTGCCATATCTCTCATAGTACCACTCATTATAGCGTGTTCTGGCATAAGGCATCCACGCTGGCCTACCGCCTGTTGACACGGCTTCTTTCTCTGCTTTACGGCGTATCACAAGAAATGCCCTTTGCTTCTCATTGAGTGTTTCTTCCATCTGCTCGATTGCCATAATCCAGCTTTTGTTGGTTTCCATGTCCGTAAGGCGCATAGCCTTTTGTTGCGTAGGATTGCCCACGCCTGTGCCATGTGGCATACCGTCAAGGTTCTGAGCACCAAGAAACGACATATTATTCATAGCAAAAGCATATTCTTTCTTGAGGGAATCCAAATGGAGAATCATGTAAAGTGCTTTTCTATTCTGCTGTCTTACGTCCGTTATCTTCATGTTTCTTCTCCACATACTTATCCCACGCATACAATGCCACAACAGAACCAAGAATCCAAGCCGCCAACGTGCTCTGATAGATGAGTGTGGCATATCCCAATGCTGATACACTCCAAAACTTCGCCATACGGATAGCCCAATCTATGAGGGAATCCATTTCATCTTCTGAGAAGAACCACCTATTCATCTGCCTTGCCCTCCAATGCTTCAATCCGCTTTTCCAATTCTGCAACTTGTTCCCTCAATAACACAATCTCGGTAACACACCTTACGATTGCCGATACCACTACTCCATTGCTTGCCTTTCTCAGTTTTTCTTCAAAGCTCTTGTAATCTCTCTCCATGTCATGCTCTACCTTCCTGCATACGCTTCATCCACTCAATGTAGCTATTCACAGAACCATCACCTGTAATCATTTTGCCAAACTCCACCAAGGCTTCAACGCCATCATCGTGCTTGTTCTTGCCATCCTTGGTAAAACCCATCACAGCCTTGTAGAACTCAGGCCACTTCTTATCCCATTTTTCTGGGAAGTACACATGGTTGATAACAAACGTAGAACCTGTGAGAATCCTCGCCATCTTGTTTTCCGTCTGGTGAAACCATGTGATATTCACCTGTTTGGTGTGATACTTCTCCCAAATCAGCTTCTCTACGTTCCGGGCAAAGCCCTTACCGCCGTTGTTGCTCTCAATCTTTGCGTTGGTAACGCCATTTCGATAGAGCAAGTCAGCCGTGGCAGGTTCGGTAATCTGCATATTGTCCTGAGTGAAGTAAATATCCGTGATGTAACCTTCACCATCTTTCACCTTGCCCACCACGCAAGCTAGATAATCGTCACCTTCATCAGCCGTATCGCAGTAGGCAATGACACTCTCCGTACCTTCTGGAAGTGTATCGTAGGTTTTCAAATCGGTGAACAATCTACCTTCAACATCTAGTGGCTTTTGGTAGTAGTTCGCTTCGAAAATATTGGTGTCCATGCCCTCTCTGAGCCGTTCAAAGGCATCTTTCGGCAGGATTTCTTCGCAGTACAGTTCGCCATCATGCTCAACAGGGATAATGAGGTTCGCCCAATCCTTAGACATAGGGCTGTCAAGGATTCTGCCGCACAAATCCTTTGTGCTCCATCGTGTGAAGTTGATGATTTCGATAGAACCTTCACCTGTATGCTCTGCGCGTGACATAAGAGTGCCTGTGTACCAGTTCCATATATCATCAAGGACACGCTCGTTGTAGGCTTCTTGTGCGTTTTTTATAAGGTCGTCCAAAATTAAACAATTGTGCGTAAGTAAACTATTTCCAATAAAGTTATGATTATCAGCTATCTGCAAGTCATAGCATTTGTACTTTTCGCCACTAACTCTTTCAATGCTGATAATCCTATCGGCTTGTATTGGTGATGTATGTTCTGGTGGCAAGTTGTACATACAGTTATCAGATTGTTTGCGGAGTTGTTGTGAATATTCCCGTCTATATGGTGAACAATCAAATTCGTTCTCTCCAACTCCCTGCCTTTCCACCGATACAGCGTTTTCTTTTCTGTCTTTCCACAAATCAGGCAATGATAACTGTCCCTGCCCATTACTTCCTTCCTTACTTTCAAGAAGATTGCTTCGTAATTGTGCCCGTCTATGAAGCGTGGATTCCCCTTCCCTGTCATTCTCAATGAATGAGCCTTGCTTGAACATTCTCTTGAGCAATAAACAGTCTTGCTGTTGTGTGGTCTGAATATCTTTCCGCACATCAGACACGTTCTGTCCGTTAATGTTCTCCTGCTTCTCCCTTCCCATTTTGACCTGCAAGTCTGAGAGCAGAACATCTTTCCTGTATGTAGCTTCTCCCCACACACAATGCAAGTTTCTCTTTTGTTTGCATCTTTCTGTGCCATATTTGCACAATCCTTTGAGCAAAACACCTTCTTGCCTGTGTTCTTTCTCATTGCCTTGTGATAATCCTGCATTGGTTTCAGAAAGGGAGAGCCGCAATGCCCGCAAATCACCTTTATTGGCAGTTTCCTCAGTTCCATATAACAATCCCTGCAAATTATCCCTCTGCCATACTTTTCCTTCCCACAAATCACGCAGGTTTTGTTTTTCCTGCTGTGTAATGGCGTAGAAGCAATCGCCTTTTCCAAAAGTGCCAGCTTCTCTAAACCCTCTGCCGTCAAAGAATCTGTGCTCTTTAGTACACGCAATTTCTCTACCAAACTCAGTCTTGAAGATGATGATTTCATCGCTAATAACCTCCCTTGTGGCGAGTATTCCTTTATACTCTATTATACCACTTTTGAGGTTTAATGACGGGACTAGGTAACTATCTTTATTTGAACAAATTTGTTCAATAGGCACTTCGCCTTTGTTAGTTAAAACAAGCGTTCCTTCCAACAAACAGTTTGCGCCGGAGCCGGTCAATGACCCCTCCATACCTGTGCCCATGTAGTTGAAGAACGAACCTTCCAACGCCCACTTCATAAATCCTGCATTGCCCTTGCTTATCCGACAACCTGGGAACACATCTGAGAAAACAATATCCGTAGGGATAACCTTCTGCTGCATGATGCCATCACGCACATACCTTGATATGTTAGATGCCAAATCGGTGTTGTAGGAAACCGTGATTATGCGATTATCCTTGCTTTTGCCCAACAACCATTGCTCAAACATGGTAAGGCTTCTGGTTTTGCCTGAACGTGGTGACATATTTATCATCAGCTTCGTGTAGGGCTTGCCATCATGCAGTCTGTCCCAATCAATGCCCTCTGCCACCCATTTCGGTATATGTGGCATGGTGCATAGTTTCCAGAAGTAATTCTTCGTCAGATGTCTCTCGTAGAGTGCTTGCAGGGTGTTACAGAGTAACCATAGATGCCATCGTTTTGCCTTGAAGAAATCCGGTGCAAGTATCTGGCAGAAGTTGAAGAAGTTCTTCCTACATTGGCGAAGCTGAATCTCCCTCTCGATGAGATACAGCCGTTCCTGCTCCTGCCTTGCCAGTTTCTTCGCTTTGGTTGCCCTTGCCGCTTCGGTTCTGCAATGACCACAAACATCATTCAGCCCATCTTTCTTGCGAAGGTTCTTTGTAAATTCTTCAACAGGTCTTTCCTGCCCGCACTTCTTGCAGACTTTTGTTGCGCCTTCTTCAATCAACTTCTCTCGCCGCCTTTCTGCTTGGTGCTTGTGATTGTTTCGGTTGGTGCGCTTGTCCATGCACGCCTTACAAGAGTGAAAATAGCCGTCCCAATTCTCCTTGCGCTTGTAGAACTCGCTTACAGGCTTTACGGTTGAACATTCACGGCACACCTTGTACTTTGGTTCATATCCTTCACGGCGGTAGCGGTATTTTCGCTTCTCCTTTGGTTCGGTGTCAGCCATCACTAGCCACCTCTGCAATCCTCCGCATAACAAACGAGGCGCATGGTTTCGCCATGCCGTTACCCAGTGCCTTGTACCGCTTGCTATCCGGAGCGGGTTTACCCTTGTATTCTATGTCGGTATATCCGTCTGGAAGTCCTTGAAGTCTCTCGCACTCCAACGGGGTCAATCTCCGCACCGTCTTAACCGTATCATTGGCAATCGGCGGCTGTTTGTAGTCATTCGCCATTAAGCTATCAGCCTTTTCACACGGATATGTGCTTGCCCTCTGGTCATACCCCATCGAGTAGCAATGTCCTTTTTCAATCATCAATTACCAACTTCCCTTCATCCACATACTGAGAACCTACTCCCTTGTAATCTCTTGCGTTCAAGCATCCGACTTTTCGCTGATTACAAAGGTTTCGCTGCCCCCCCCCCGGCTGTACCACCTTCCGCTCTGAGTGTACCTGCAACTTTATCTTCAGAATAACTCTGGAATCCGCTTGCTCGATACCCTACGATTGCCACACCGCCTTGATTCTTGCTAGGGTCTGGTGTGGTTGTATCAAGGCATTTAGACACCTCAACTTCTCTGCACCCACTATGAGGGTTGCTAGACTGCATAGCATTGCTTGCCAGAGAATCAAAGGCATACGCTTTGACTATTGGCACATGACCGTGGCTCTCTGCTCTGAGAGTGCCAGCCTTATCCGATACATCCATCACGCTACCGCCTTGGTCATTGAGGCATATTGCAGGTGCATTATCCCCAGGATTCGCCCTAAGAGTAGGTGCTGTGCCTTTGTAGACATGACCACCATCACGGCTTGCTATTCCTGGTTCAAACACTATCGGCGTATTGTTACCGCCAGTCCCTGCCCTTGCCTTGAGTGTTTGTGTTTTGTTGCCATGTATCTCACGCACCACTTCATCGTGGTGAGTAAGGTCATAGATTGCCACATTCTGAGAGGTTTCAAGTGTTGGTGCTTGCTCATCCGCATAGCCTATGCTCCTTGCTTTGGCTCCGTTGCGATACTTGAAGCCCCCTGTGAACACCGTCTGTGTGTTCTGCGTAGAGAGTGCCAGCGACAGTTCGTCTTTGACTAGAGGGCCTTTACCTCCACCGGGCTTTCCTGCTCGCATTGTGAGGGTTGCAACCCTGCCTGTGCTTTCAACGCCTGCTCTAGCATCGGTGGCAGTACCTTCCCTCTCTCCTTCGCTCTCCGCAAAATGCCCATGCAAGCCCTCTGGCTCAAATAGTATTTCTCCGGCGGTGAATCCTCCAAAATCTGCGACAAGAAAGATTCGTTTTCTTCGTTGGGGGACTCCCCAATATTGAGCATCGAGTGTCCTCCACGCAAGCGAACTTGTACCCCCCCATTCCACATATCCTGCTGATGCCCACTTGTTATCTTTAGGCATTGGAATTTCGGTCTGGCTGATTTCTTCGAGGACTGCTCTAAAATCATGTCCTTTATTACTACTAAAGGCTCCTGGTACATTCTCCCACACAAAGAATCGTGGTTTTCCTGTTCTCCGTCTAAGTTCGTGAACAAGTCTAATTGCTGTCCTAAATAGCCCACTTCTCTCACCCTCCAAACCTGCTCTTTTACCTGCCACAGACAAATCTTGGCATGGACTGCCCGCACAAATTATGTCAACAGGCTCTAAATCCTCAACCCTTATCTTCGTAATATCGCCCAACTGCTTCACTTCTGGGAAGTGATGGGCAGTTACCGCAGCAGGGAAATCATCAATCTCAGAAGCCCAAACAGGCTTTATGCCATATTCTTTTGCAGATAGCAACCAACCGCCAATTCCATCGAAAAGAGAACCTAACGTAAGTTCAGCCATGGAGCAATTCCTCCCTCACCGCATAATACAGCCTATGATATATCCAGTTCCCTGCCAATTCCTTCTCCACAAAGTTCACATCAAGCCCATATCTGGCTGAGAAGGTGGCAAGCGTAGCTACAAACGATTTCGGTTCGTACTTTGAGTGATAATTGCCACGCACCAAATCGCCGTAGGTGGCATTTTCAACCATGAGTGCAATATTTGTGCCTTTTGCCCTCAGAAGTTCACTCTCGAAGCGTGTTCTGCCGATTGTGAGATTGCCAGCCAGTTCGTCAAGTGAGCCTTTGCGCTCAATGAGGATAGAATCTGTGAAGAAAATAGGGCGCATGATGCCTAAATCCTCATTTTTTGGCAGATAGCAAGAGTAATCAGCACTAGATAACGCTTTTTTCTCATATTTCACGTTCTTTTTGTCGAAGTAGCTGAGAAGATGAAGATTTTCTTGCTCTCTAGTGTCCACCAGCACCACCATCGAGGCCAAAAGTTGCTTGATTTCCTTGTCGGTGAAGCGAAAACGCATCAAATATCACCCCATGTCCTGAATCGTGGCCTGTGTTTCGGATATTCACGCCGTTCAATCACATCACCAACGTAATCCGGGCTGAAAGGATTGTATTTACCCACTTCCAGAAGCCTATCACGCACTGGATTGCCATTAGGCTTACTCCATTCAATCTTCTTTCGCTCAAGGCGTTGCGCCCTACGGACAGTCTCAATCATCAACCCAATAACCGATAGCTTCTTTTTCATGTGAAGAATGGTGGCAACGTGTTCATCAAGTGCCTTTATAATGAATGAACGCTTGAAATTTTCGCTTCTAAGGATTTTGAGTGCTCTAATTGTTTCCTCTGGCGTAGCGTGAAGCACCTCTGGTATCTCTTTAAGCCTTTCAATATCGCTTTTTCTCATGTGGCATCTCCCCAAAATGTGTTTCAGTCTCCCAAGTCTTGCCACGAACAAAGTAATCTCTGTCTAAGAAGTAACCTTCTTTCTTTTTCTTGAGAATCTTGTTCGCAATCAAATCATCTACGATTACTCTCGCCTGTCTCTCTTTCTTGCCTATGGCTTTGGCAATATCAGAAAGTGTCATACTGGCAGTTCCGTTATGGCTGTCATTCTCCCAACCCTTGCAAATTCTGCCAGTTCTCATTTCTATGTAGCTTGCCAAATCAAGAAGCGCGGCTTTTTGCGCCACTACATTGCCCACACAATCCTCAGAGTTGAACTTCTCTCGCATTTTCTTGGCAAAGAACATCACGAAAGGCACTTCTCCTGCTGTTTGATTATTGTTGCCCTCTTTCTTTCGCCTCTGCTGGCTTACTTCAGATACAGGCGCACCATGCTTCACCCTTTTCATTATGTCCACATCCTCAATGTTGATGTGAATCACGTCATAGCCGTTTTTCCCAGGCTCTCTTGAGATTACCACCGTCACGCCTTTCAGCATGATTATGGTTTTCCTCCCATTGTCGAACTCTTTAATTAAAAATTCTGCTTGACTTTTTGGCATAGCTTGTTCCTTTACTTAATTTTGTCCACTCCAATAATACAGTTGTGTTAGTTGACAATAGCAATTTGTGCACTCTACTGCACTTTTTGAAATGCCACTCAGCCCTTATGGGAGTAAGGCGCATCGGCATTTCGCTCGCGAATCGCATATATATACGTTACGGTAAATCTGTTTCAGTTTTTCCCTCACCGTCACTTTTCTAATCTTTCCCATGAACCCTCAGAACTCAAAATTTTTTCAGAATCAGCCTTTCAGCTTTTTGCTTTCTTGTTGTCCAGAAGGTAGGGAGTGGGTGCCTACGGCGGTTAGGTCATAGGCATTGCCCTTACCTTTGAAAAGGTTTTTTACACGGATATTTTTGTTGGCTTGTTGCCCGCGCCGTTTTTTCTCGCCTGATTCTAATTGACGGCAGTGGGCTGGCCTGCCTGTCTCCTGCTGTGCCCAGGCTTCCTGCCAGTGCTAGGCAAGTCCTGTGCCAGCTATGCCCTATCTAGTAAGCCATGCTATGTATACTTTAACTGTGCTGTACTATCCAACAACACAGTAAAACCATTATCAGTCAATGCCTGGCGGCTCCGGCGTAATGTCGATAATGTCACTTGTGCTGTTGAGTATTCGCCTGCGCTCCTGCTCTAGTTGCTCATCTGATAACTGATTAACTATTGTTATCTGCTGTTGTGGTGCTTCTTGTAGGTCTCCATTCAAGCGAAAAACTAGCTCTGCCATCTGTGCAGATCTGCTTGCTTTCTTGGTCATATTAAATAGTAAAGTTGCCAACTCCGTTCCGTCCATGCCTTTACCTTCAACAATCCCCGCCGTCTCCTTATCTGTGCTATCGCTAGATAATAACGCTTGCAATACTTCTTTAGCCGTCTGACGTTGTTTCTTCTTTCGTGCCTTTACTTCGTTGCCTTTTGCTCCTAGTGCTTGCAATTCTGCCTTGCTCATCCTTGCAAACCTGCCGCCCTTGCCTGACGGATTCCCATTTTTTAGAAGTCTAACAGGTCTTTCTTTCTCCTCCATTGCAGATTCCTCCTTACGCTCTCAATCTATGGTTAAATTGTAATAAAAAAAGCACTCTCCGAAAAGGTGCGGAGAGCACAAAGAAAAAGCAGGGATTTTTAGTCCCTGCTAGATGGTAGTTATATTACTCTTTTAGAAGTGGCGCAAGATAGTACGCCATAAGTCGCAAAGCATCCGGCGCGGTCTCCGGCAGTCCTGCTCTTGCAAGCTCCTGCTTTAGTCTTTCGGCCTCCCTCTCTGTGTATATCTCATCACTCTGTAAAATCTGCAAGATGTTGGCAGCGGCCTGCTTGACTTCTGATACGTATTTGCCATACTCCTCAAGCAGGTTTTTATGTTCTTGCTTGAGATCTAAATACCTAGCGTTTATTTTGTCGGCGGCTCTCACCTGCTGATCACTCTGCCTGCTTTGCAGTAGCTTCAGTGAGTTGCTATAATCCTCTGCTAGTCTGCTTTTTATCTCATCCAGGGCTTGCTGAAAGTCGCGCCCTTGGTACTCGCCCCAGTAGTCACACCGACAGATACAGGCTCCCCTTCTGTTGTTCTCTTTTAATGCCATGTAATACATTTCACGGGCAGCCGCTTCACTATCAAAGCTGTTATAGTTATCATAGATTACTTTATTGTAATCTGTATCTATTAAATAACAGTGTACTGTCCATTTTATACAATCTGCATTGAGTACCTTTCCGGCGTGGCAGGTCATTGGTGGAACGTCTTTCACATCTGGCGCTACTTCCTGCGGCTTCGGCTTTGCTGTATACGGCTGAAACAACTTGTCAAATAATCCCATTTTGTGCAGTCCTCCCTTTTCTAGCTTGCTATATATTCGCGGCTGGCAGAGGATTTTCCTGCCAGTCGCTTAAAATTATGCTATCTTTCCATATTCATCAAATTCATAACTATTAGCTTCACACATATCTTTGGCGTATTCGTCACTGTGTAGCCATTCTTCTGCCTTGCTAAATTCCTTTGAGATATTCCCCGACAAGATGATAAAAAAATCCTCTACATCCTGCTTTACGTTATGCTTCCTAAAATCTTTCTGCCACTCCTGCCAGCTATCCCATAAGATATTATCTGACCATGCTCCTGTAAAATTGCAATCATAAACATATTGTAAACGGCTATACATTGGTTGGCCTTGCTTTTCGCCCCATCTTAAAAATTTAGCTTTCCGGTTTGGATAGATATAATTGTTAAATATGTATTTATATGCTCTTACTCCTGTAACATTCTCATAATCTGCGCTAATATCGTCCCATGTTCTTCCTGCGCTTGCGCCAATAGCTTGCAAAATTGCCTTTACGCTGTCAATTATCTCATCATAGTAATATTGTCCATCTTCTGCCAGCCACCTTCTAACTTCTTCCTGCGCCTGGTCATCCAGTTCCTCATATTTGTACACATTTTTATAAATTGTTATAGTCCTCATTTTTACGTCCTCCCTTATACCTTCTCATAACTCATAGCAAAAGGCAATTCATTTGTTTCTTTGTAGTTCAAAAGATTTATATATTCTTCTGTCTCATTCGCCATAAAAAATATTATCTCATGCTTACATCCGGGATTGACCAAATAATTTTCAAATTCTCCCTTGTCTTTTCCATCAATGTACAATCTGGGCATTATAATTACCTCCTTATGCTACCTGCTCCCACGTCAATCCTAAAATATTATGTAGCCGCCTGCTTTTTGCTTTGCGTGCTCCTGGTGCCCATATATCTGCTGTTAATTTTTGCCAACGTGTCAAGTTTTTCCATTTTTCCCTGAGTTCCTGTTTAGTTAAGCAGGAATGAAAATATAGGCCGTGTTTGTTATATCCTCCGTAACTTATGCTGTATACCATTCTCAGTCCCTCCCTGCTGTGCAGAAAAAGTCATCATTACCAAACTCATAACATTCATGTTCCCTGATTACTTCATCACGACTTACAAAAGAAAATGGGGCTGCTAACTCTTAATAACTTGTACCTTCTCCGCGCTCGGCGTTTTTCTCATCGTAAACGCTCATTTTTTCAAACCTCCTCAAATGTCATATACTCCTGCATTTTCCTGCCTTGCTAATATAGCCGCTTCATAGTCCGGTTCATTCTCTTCGTATAGCTTTGTCCTCCTCCTGGGTTTGTCCTTTATTGATACACGCTCTATTTTTATATCTTTGCACTCATCGCCTATTGTTGACAACTTGCCAGTCTTGCCAGCGTCCACGATTTCCCTAAATCTGCATTTGCATCCATCTAAACCAAACTCGATAAAAGCATTTTTTAAGCTATCAAAAATTATCTGCTTATATTTTGCTCTCCAAAAAGTATTATTATCTAATAAAATGTTTTCTGTTTCAGCCCTGAGAAGTCCCTCGGCGTTGCCAGTGCGGTACAGATCATTAAAATATTTTTTGTCGATATATTCCCATCTTGCCATTGTAATTACTCTCCTTCAATCTCGTGAAATACATCCCGGCAATAGTCCCAAAGTAAATCAATATACATTTCATCACTTGTAAATTCAAAACAAGTCTCTAACGCCGCCATATAGCCATGTTCCTTGGCTTCCCAACATTCTTTGTCATCTTTTGTTGGTGCGCTGTGTATGCGCTCGCTGTAATACCTGATTTTCTTTAAATGCTTTTCTAATTCCAACAGTCTCATTTTTTCTTCTCCCTTCTCCTTAACCTAGCTGCTCACGCCGCCCCTGCCTGCTTCCCAGCTTCACGGCTTGCAATGTCAAGCAAGGGCGGCGGCTTGTGCTAGTTACTCACTCTTTCACAAATTCGTAAATGTCGCTTGTCTTTGTCCAGTGAAGATGTGTCATCTTATAGCCTAAACCGTTCAGGATTCCTGCCTGACTATTAAAGCCAACACCACCTTCAAAATATGGTAGCGTGCTGTAACCGCATCCATAACCAATATATTCTCTGTATCCTTCTCCCTTCTCTATTGCTTCATTCGCCTTTAATGCAAGCTCTTTCAGTAAAGCATTGATCCGGTTGAAAGCATCCGCTATTGCTGTGCTTTCCTTGTCATAGCCGCATCCGCCGGTACGGTCGCTCTTAAAAATTTCTGTGCAATAATCTGTGTAGGTTACTTTAATTTCTGCTTTACACTGATTGGATTGCATATTTCCGCGCCGCCAGTCAGTAGCAACAACAATCCTTTTAATTTCCCTATCATCCTTAAAAATAGCGTTCAGTCTGTCAACTTCTTTCGCTTTATGAGTTTTGTTTATCCGCTTCACAATATTTTCGGCGTAGTGTTCAATAGTAAATCTTCCGGCGTTAATCTTTCCTTTCTCAAACTCCGTCAAAAATTCGCTATCCTTGTTATGTGTCTCTTTCTCCACCTTCTCGATATACTCCGCTTCGACTTTCTTTGCTAAGGCTGGTGCCTGCGCTTTTGCCTTTTCGCTCACCTTTTTGATGTTTGCAATAGTTAATACTTTCATTTTCATTTCCTCCCTTTTAAGAGCTCTGCAAATTTATCCTCAATATAAAGCATCGTTGGCATGGTAACTAAGATATAAAGCATCTGCGCCCCGGTCGTGTTCGCCCATTTTTGAAGCATATTTGTTACTGTGTTGTCATAGTATGCAGCTATAAGCAAAAAACCTGCCGCCCACATAATTAACATCATGATTGTTATTGTCCAGTAGATTTTATTTTTCATTTTGTGTGCTCCTCTCAAATATCAACATAAATTCTTTTATCCTCTTTTTCATAAACGATTCTTTTAACCTTTACACATTTATAATTTTTACTTGTCTCTATCAATCCGTTATCCATCCAAAATTCTTTGTCATGGCTCTTTCTAAAAGCTCTTTCCGCTTTTTGTACTGACCACCGGGCTATTTTCCCATGAGTGTAAATAGTATTTGTTTCGGCGTCGTATCTGACGCCGTCAGAAAACTGTATTAAGTTGTTGCTGTCATAAGTTACAGCCTGGCTATCTATCTTGTAGATTCCTGCCACCATAACAGTCAAGGCCATTACCACCAAGATGATTGACTTTTTCATTTTCAAGCTCTCCCTTCTTTATCAGCAGGGAGATTTTTCTCCCTGCTCTCCTGTGCTCCTGCGTTTGCTTCAAATCTCTTTCCATCCCATCTTCCCGGCGCAAGCATCTAAAGCTTTTTGTGCGCTTTCGTTATCAAACCAAGATGTTTCTCCAAGTATTTTTGCTATTGCGTGTTGGCTTGTTACTATCCAATAGCAATATTCTTTTTTTTGCCAGTCGCTCAGTCTAATCATCTCAATTTGTTTCCAGCAATTCGCTCCAAGGCTTCCAACCTTGTAAACCTTTTGCCCGTCTGTATATGCTTTCATTTTTCCTTCCTCCTGTGCTCCTGCTCTCCTGCTCGGCTTGTTTTGCTGCTCTCCTCATCCTCCCCGCCGTTACCGCCGCGGTCGCCGTGTTGTGTCAAGGCTGCCTGCCTAAGTTTAATTTGTCAATCCTTATTGACTAGGTTTATGTTGTATATCCCTTTCGTTATCTATAGTATAGCTTAAAGGGTTTATAATGTCAATCCCTAAAATATAAAATCTTAGATATTTTTTTCCTTCATTATATATACCAAAAAGCAGGGGATTATTCCCTGCTTGTGATAAGTATATAGGCCGCATCATATCTATCTTTTATTATTGATAGCATTTGGCGTATTGGCGTTTTTTCCTTCTCTAGCACTCTGATAGTGCGCTTGGTTCGGTCGCTGTCTTTCTTCGCGCGACCTTCTGGCGGTGTCCCTAGCTGCGCCAGTAACAGAAGGCCATCACTAAAATCATCCTTGAGAATGGCGGCGTATTTTAATATTAGCTTGTATTCTGGTTCGGTCGCTACAAAAGAAATCATTTTTCTAAGCTCCTGGCCGGGAATAGCTTTCCGTCCGGTCGCGTGCTTATTCCCCTTGTTTCCTGGGTTCCCGTTCCTGCGGTCTGGCGTTCCATCTTTCTTTAGCCGCTTGCCAGTAATGTCCGTATTCTGCTCTGTCTCTCTCATCGTTGCTTGCTCTCCCTTCTCCTGCTCCTGCTCCTTTGCTCCTGCTGGTGCTGGTGGTGGTGGTGGCGTGGTCGTGGCCGTGATCTCCTGGACGGCCTGGGCTGGCATCCAAAAACCTACCTACCTAGTAGGTGGTAGGGTGGTGGCAGCCCCGGCGCGGGCGTGGCGGAACAACGGCGGCACCCTCGCACACACGCCCTGCCACACCTCACGCCCTTACCGCTGATATTGCCCCCTCGCTCTAAAATTTTGGGTGCTACCGCTGATATTGCAAATCTCTCAAAAACTTGAGAGGTTCTGGGCGTTTTCGGCTCTACCGCTGATATTGCGCCCACTCTCAAAACTTTAGGCGGCTTCTCACACTCCCACGCTGATATTGCGCCGCTAGAAAAACTTGGTGGATGTTGCAAAATCCGCAACGCCCACTCACGCTCATATCTGCGCCGTATCCAGCTTGACGGCATAACGGCGTTCATTGCCGTTCTCCCATCCCTTATCCCACTTCCATGAGATAATGCGCCCAGAACGCTTGAGAACGCCCAGAAGCTCCTCCCGTGTCCACGACAGCACCACTTGCACCGTGACTTCGCCCTGCGGCACAAGGCAACCATGCTCTGCCGTCACCGCCTTAATCACATCACGCCATGTTTTCTCAGCCCGCACTTCAATGGGCTGTTCTTTCAACTTTCGTCCTGCCATTGCCTTGCTCTCCTATGCCATTCTCTGCCTACGCTTTTCTTCACGCCACTCTGCTTCATCTTTCTCTGTGACAAGCCCACGGCTTACATAATCATCGAGAAATGCCTGGCTTACATCTGCTCTGCGCCCCATCTGGCATCTGTTGCGCCCTGATGGATGCTTCTCGGCGTACTCTCTCTCGGCTTTCTCCGTCCACACCAACATTTCTTTCACCCTCCTGCATTGTAAATCAGTCTAAAACATATATATTTATCTGTTGGTTAGAGTATATCAAATTCAGTCTAAAATAGCAATACTTATTTTGAACTATTAAATATTTCTTAAACGTTCAAATCAGCAGTCGGATGCAGGTTTACTCGCATGGCCATGGGCGTGGGCGTGCCTCCGCTGAATTGGAATTTATTGACAGAAACAATATTTTCTTAGCATGGTTTAGAAGTTTACCCTGGGAGTGCCTTGCTCTTGAATTGCATCCCTACCACCAAAACCACCTCTGAATCAATCCATTTCGATTGACAGATGGCAGGTGGGTTGAATTGCGAAGCGAATCACTCTCTCAGAAGCCACCAGATGCCCTCAGAACGGCGATAGGGTGCAGGGCTATACCAACATATAGGCAATAGAAAAGCAGGGCTTGTTTGCCCTGCCTATGAATCAAAGTTTCTTTATAGCTTCAACCCACTCTAATGTATCTTGAATATCTCTCCGTGTCTTGTCTATGTCATGCAAATATATATCAACCCTCCCGTACTTTAGCCTGGTGATAGAGCATATCTTATTTTTACTAACACCTTTATCACGCAACTCTAGCACCTTCTTTTTGTGATAAGCCGAAAAGAAATCCACAACCCTTGACTTCATCATCCCGTCATACAACGGATAATATTCTTTCATATAGGCAAATATGTTTGCATACATACACATATTCTTATTGCCACCGAAAACAAAATCCTCTTTGTAAAACCTCTTAATGAACTCATACGCTAACTTTTCTTTTTCGATAAACCTATCAGTCTCAATTTCTTTTCCTATCAATGCTCTTTTGCTTTCGTTATCACCCTTTGCTTTTTCTATTTCTTCGTGGCACGGCCTACATAGTGTAATCAAATCCTTATAAACATCCTCGTGCCCTAATGTGTCATAATTGAGATGATGAACCTGTAAGCAATAAGAATATCCGCACCGCTGGCATTTATAATTATCTATTTTAAGTCTTTCACTGCGTTTCTTTTGCCACTCAGGGCTTTTAAGATACTTCTCGTATCTCTCCCTATACCCATCTTCCTCTACAATCTCTTTAGCGTTTTCACTGAACACACTAAGAGCCTGGCATAAAGCCTCTGCCTGCTTCTCTGTAAATTCTCCCATACCTCACACCTCCATCAACGCCCTGCGATTCCACCGCTGAACCGATGCACTCTGCGTTACTGGCACTCCTGCCTTGGTGCTGAACTGCACCGTAGCACCACACTCACACTCAAAGTATGTGTACTCTGTGCCATCTGGCTCATAAACTGTGTGCATGGACACCTCATGCTCACCGCAGAATGGGCATCGTACTAATCTCTGCATTATCTTGCCTCCCTTGCAATATCACATTCTTCTGCCACCATGCGAATCTCAGACGTAATCCGCACCAACGCATTGCGTAGCCATGTGAGAGACACCTGCTTACCTGTAGGGATAGCTACTGGCTGAACCCTAGCCAACAGCGATAAATCACTACTCATCATGTACGCCAATTCATTCATGCGCTGAATCATGTCTATCAGCCACGCTTCATTGTTATGCTTTCGCATGAACTCAACCCTATCTTCCCAAATCAAATCTGTCCAGCAGATGTTTTGCGCCCTGCCATCACGCATTACTCTAAAATAGATGTTATCTAAATGTCTACGCTTCAAGGTAAATCCTCCCTGCACATTGCCATATACCTGCCATACGACAATCCCATTTCTTTCGCCCTTCTCAGCTTCTCAGCAATACTTGTGCTGTGATACTTCTGCATTAGTTTTTTGAAGTAGTTCTCTTTTGCTAACTCGCTCTTTTTCTGTACTCGCCTTGCGTTCCTTGCCTTGTCCGGGAACTTACTTTTCAGCTTCATGCGTATGCTATGAGTAGCCTTGTACTCTGCATACGCACTCTCATCTGAACGAATTTCCCTGTACAGCTTGGTTTCACTTACTCCACACTGAACTGCTGCATCCCTCAGCGACATTCTGCCAGACGAACACAACGCCTTGGCTTCGCTGAGAGTGTAAATTACCTTTTCTCTATCCATCGGATTGCCCTGCTCCTTTCAGGTTACTTACTCTAACCCTCCATGTTTCTGCAACCGCTTCACAATACCAACGTATTGTAGAGTTAATTCATTCACCTGCCCATACAGCTCTTTGAGCTGAGTTTCCTGCTTTACAATCGTTTCGTTAGCTTCGACTAAACGATAATGTGTTACGCCCAAGCCAACCGCCAAGGCAATGCACAGGCACGACAACGCCACCACGATTTTATTTTTCATGCTCTACCTCCAAAAGGTTTATTTTTCCCTAAATAATGAACCTATTCGCTAAAAAAGTTTATTGAATAACCTCATTCCGTCAACTCCCCCCATTTAATTTTCCCTTTTCTGCACCACTCGATAGCCTCAGCCATCGTGCTACCTGCCATCAGGCCACCAGCATCATCAGAGTACAGCCAAGCAATAGCCCCCTTGTTAATGTCCTCCACGGAGTACGGAGAGTTTATATGCCCATCACAGGGACGGCGAATCCACCAATGAGATTCAAATGCAATCTTGCGAATATGTCCATATCCATCACGCAAAGGCTCATCGTCTTTCTGTTCGTAAGGCGGCTCTGCGTTGTGCTCATATGGTCTATCGTTCCAGTCATCACCAACTTGGTTTTTAAAGTTGTCGGTAAAGTACATGATATTCTCATCGACATAGCACAGCCGAAACTCTTTATCCTTCTTTGCCATCTTCATTCACCTCACGCTCTGCTTCAAGCCAGCACTCCCACGCGTAATCGAAGCACTCGTTTCAACGTATTCCAGAAAATCCGCTAATTCTTTATTGCTCATACTCGCAAGCCACTCACGATTAGTCATCGTCCTTTCCTCCGTTTTTCCAGTTCCTTCAGCAAATCCAACAGCTCGACTTTATCTAAATCGTCAAGCTCAATCATGCCCTCGCCGTATGAGCGTTCAAGCGTATCAATCCAGTTTTCAAGCGTTCTACCGATTTCCGTTATCGTCACTACGCCCATCTTCTTTGTTCGTACTCTCTCCATGCTCACACCTCATCACAGCCCAAATAAACAGAATACCCATCATTACAATCCATTCACCCCTGAAAAACTCAATGTCAGGGCAAAACCAAAAGCAAAGCACCATGCCCATAAGTATGCCAGCGCACAGATACCAGGCGTTATTCTCTGTCCTTGTCATCCGATGCCTCCAAAATCACTTTACACTCACACCCATGCCCATTATGACGAAACCAAATATCGACAACATTATGCCATTTGCCCTGGTGGGCAACTACAATCTCTGAATCCATGTCATACTCAAGTAACTTAGTTATCAGCTCTTTTGTTGTCACTTCTCGTCCCCCGCAATCTCAGCCCTGCCCGTGAGTAAGTCCCTCAACACAAAAGTGTCCACATCAACATAAGGATTTTCATATGCACCCATCAACCAAAGCCCACTCAGCATAAACATTGCATCAAATTTTTCATTGTCCATGCGTATCGTAAACCTTTCATCCAACTCCTTACCGAACATTTTGGCAATCTGCTCCATCTTGTTTTTCTGTGATTGTTTCTTGCGGTTTACATCGTCTAAATGGTCTAACCATTGTTGTACTCTAAAACTTGGTATAAGTCTAGTATTGCCAAACATATAAACCTGTTTACTATCATAGAATCCGTAGTGCTTTTCAAATTCTTCCCATGTATCAGGAAATGCCATTTGATTTGACGCTACTTCTATCATTTTATTTTTAGTTTCTGAATGCCCATCATTTGCAAATGTTAATAATTTATCTCGTAAATACTCTCTATTAAATCCTCCATATTTAGCTAACAAATCAATTATTTCTTCAAGTTTATTCTCTGCCATCTTTAGCCCACTCCCCATTCATCATCAAAAGGGACTTTTCTTTTCTTAACCTTTGAATTGCCGATTTGTGCATTGCAATCCTGTTTTCGTGAAAGGCAATCTCTAATGTTATATCTTTAATCCGACTTATAACCTCTGTTTTATTCTCTTCCATTTTTCCATCCTCCGCCTCTATACAATACCAGTCCGATTGTTACTACCATTATTATTGCAAATAATATACAAATCAGTGTCTCTGCCATCGTCATTCACCTCCTTCTAAAATTTCGTCTAAAACAAGACTTAGCTTCCTGCAATTATCGCTTGAGTTTTGCATTAGACGATTTATATTTATTTTCGGGATTTTGGTCATTATCTTTCGCGCGGTGTCTTTCTGTGCCGTATACGAATTAACCATTTCTCTAATCTCTTCATTGTCAACCAATACACGGTGATAGTTTCTGCTAAAAGAATCTCTACCGTACTCATATCCGTCTTTTGAGTATCTTAAGCCGTTGTCTAATGTTACATAACCCATTTTCGGCGACACGCTTTTCACTAAGCACGTTTCAAAAGACTGTAATTCACCGTAGTTTATAGTTGCGACAACAACTATATCCCCTTTCTGTGCATTTTTGAAATCGTACTCCTGAAGGTCGTTAATATTTATCTCTGCCATTGTCAGCCCTCCTATCAACAAAATACTCGCACGCCGCATCGTCTGGGTCACGCTCTGTATAAAGCGGTAATGTCACACAGTATGGCGAACCATCTTCTTTTTCCAAAAACACGCAATCACCGCATTTATTTGCCATCGTCAGCCCTCCTGTTCCAGGCTTCTATTGCTTCTTCTTCGGTTTCACATTGCTTTCCTTGAGAAAAGCATTTTTTACAGTAACAGACCATACCACCGAAATTACCGACATCAACATCGGCTTCTCCTCCGCAGAAAGGACATGGCTTAATCTTTACGGTATGTGCCTGTTTATCTTCCCATCTAGCTGGAACAACACCAATCATTATGCCTCTAACATATAATGGGCAACCACAACAACTATCGTAATTACTACACTCTTTAACAATCTTCTCCACTGCTTCTATCTTAGTCATCGTCCTGCGCCTCCTTTGCGTAAACCCAATCCTTGCCATTGTCCCTGCTGTAAACAACACATTCGCCATGAGGGTGGCTCGGATTTATACATATGTACCTCCCGTTACCATCCTCGCCTTGAACCGTCAAAATCTCTCCAAAAAATACCGACCATCGGTTAGTAATTTTTATTTTGTCTCCGACTTTCAACATCGTCCTCGCCCTCCTTCAGCTCCACTCGCCTGCCAGCCGGGATATTATCGTCAATCGTCACCCTGCCGCAGGTAGCGCAAATAATCATATCCCTATGCTGTCTATCTATTGCCCTTACAATCCTTGCCCATGCACCGCATGAGCAAGGCATATATTCACCGTAGCTTCTCATCAGTCAAGCAACCCACGTTCCTTTGCTTTCTCGTTGCTCCTGCGAATCCCTGCGACTATATCATCTTCAGTATAGCCACACTGGTACATTTTTGAAAAGATGGTATGTATCTGGTTACAGGCTTCTTCCAGTATTCTCTTGCGGTTCCAACCAACCGGTTCCCCTATTGGCTCCTCATCAAGCCCCCATTGCGACATTGCCGCATCGTAAAACTCCATCAGTTCTTCCTGCTCTTTGAGATACCAATCTTTGAGAGTGTAGTCCTTCGCCAGCTTTCCCTGCCTGTCTCGTATAACAGGAATAGGCCACTCTGTTTTGGCCTTGACCTTTTCCAAATCTCTCAGCAAGTCGAACACTTTCTCCAAAATCTGCTCTGGCGTTTTCTCACTCATCATATATCCTCCCTCGCCGTACAATCATCACAGCCCAATTCTTCTCTGTCGTTCGTCCCTGCATACCATTGGCAAAGTTCACAACACGCCTGAGCTTCCCATCCATCACAATCCCAACCGCAAGCATCGCAAGGATACGGTTCACCATCAGTCCTGCCCATTTTTCTCCTCCGCTTTCATAGCAACCATCTTCACATACGCTTCGTACCATTCACGGTTCATCCGTCTTGTTAAATCATTTTGCATTCCACAAATCATGTTTTGATACTCAGCATTGCTATTTTGCTTCTCGGCAATCTCAATCCATTTTCTCTCTCGCTCTACCCACCTTTCATTCATACGATACGCCAACGCCGCCATTAGTACAGCCGCCAAGATAGAGCACGCCGCTATTATCGCCAGTATCGTTTCACTGCCGTTCATCCTCTGCCTCCCAATTTTCTACACCACTTTAAATTCCCATTCATCAGGCACAACATCCACGCTTGGATTGATGGTTTTTCCTTGCCTTACCAGTTCCAACCAATACGCATACTGTCTTGCCTTAAACGCATCGGATTCATCTTGCCCCTTTTTACGCATCCGATATTTGATGATATTAAATAGCAATGCCCCTGCAAATTGTTCCCGTGTCAAAAGAACTTGTGATACTTCCAGCGGTTGCATTGCGGACTTAGCATAATAATCATCTTTTACATCATCATCCTCAGAAGCCAACCCTTCAATCATTTCGTCTGTCCAGTACCATTTAGGACAACCTTCTAACAGATAATCAGATTCTCTGCAACACGCAATAGTGGCAACCTGCCCACGCCACGGCTCCATATCTGACAAAAACGAACAATCGCCATACGATTTATATTTAATCAAGTCTTTCCGTATTTTTACTTTGTCTCCGACTTTATACTCCATGCTTCAAGTCCTCCAGCAACTTCTTTCTAAACGCCGCTTTACTCAGCCTTACCCTGCCAGCTCGCTTATAATTTGCGTTCTTGCATTGGTTTCTGCCATCCATTGACTTTAGATGCCATTCACCTGCTTCTTTTGCACTCTTGAATGTACCATGCCAAACGCTACTCATATTGCACCAGCTTCTAAATTACGCTTCAAATTCGCAATCAGCCAACGTGGGCTATTCACTTCATTCAGCGGATAAACACTAACTTTTGCTTCTGGCACCGAACCATAGGATTTCGTGCCAATCACCACCGATAACTGGCTATCATCTTCATAGATGATGCCATTACACGAATCTGCCACCGATTTGACTAAATTATCTGTGTCAGCCCTTTGAATATGCCATTTGCCAGAAGCAGCGGCTTGTTTTCTGTATGAAGGCCAACTTGCAGGAATCGGCATTACACAATCAACAAACAATGCTAACGCACCCTCCAACGGCTTCTCGTTCTCCATTGCCATTTCAGCGCATTGCTTCACCTTCTCACGGTACTCTTTTGTTTTTTCATCGTAGTAGGCGTGGCCTGTACGTGTCACCCTTGGCCTACCCTGCGGTACTGGTATTCCCGGTACTGTAAAGCTAATCACTTATCCTGCCTCCCTATCCAACGGTAGCCGCTATCATCAGCGTATATCTCAAGTTCTCTCTCGGCTTCGTCCCTAGTTGTGTAGGTATCACCAATCTTGCCACAAGCATTGCCGAAAATATCACGCTTCTGAATCACAAACACCTTGCCGTGTCTTTCAGTTCTCAGAGTGTACGTTTTGTTCAAGTTCTGATAGATACTGTGCATTTCGCTTTGCCCTTTCATCGTCAATCATTCTCTGCCAATCAATAGAATGAATATGCCCATCATTATCGCCCACTTGCATTTCTAAGATGAAATCAAACTTTTCATCGACCAGAGTTTCAGCGATTTCAGCAATAGCCACTCGCCCTGCGTTGACTTCAATCGTTAGCTTCTCAAATGCCTTGGCAAATTTCTCTGCCCTCTGCTTGCCAAAGCCAAACTCATCGTGAAGCACAGCCAGCATGATTACTTCTAAGAACGCATGGGCTTGGATAGATGCCTGATTGAATCCTGCCTTATGCCCTGCATCGTATGCCTCACTTACCCTCTCATTTGCGCCCTGCAATGTGTTCTTCACGCCAATCAACTGCCCCTGGGCAATCAACTGCTTCTGCCGTGAAGCAGGTATCACATCACGCCGCTTCATCTTTCTAGCTAAACTCAAATGCACCACTTCCTAAAATAGACTTCATTCATTCACAGTGTAGAATTTATCCACATAACTCATTCTTGGTTTTTGTAGAATCTCATAATTTGATTCATTCACCTGGCGTGTAAAATCTTCTGCACCTAACTCACTTACTCTTGTGTAATATCATGTGCATTGATTCGCTCCCAAAACTTGTAAAAAATCCAAACTTAACTCATTCTTGTCTTTCGTAGAATCTAATATTCTGGCTCATTCTATTTTGTTGAAAAATCCGCAGTCATGATTCATTTGTTTTGAGTGTAGAATCGTATACCTTAATTCATTCGCTTTTGTTGTAAAATCCAGTATAATGATTCGCTACTCCCTTTGTAGAATATTTTGGTTGGCTCAATCTTTATCTATGTAGAATCATGCCATCTGATTCGCTTGGCATTTTTGTAGAATCCCTATGCATAACTCACTCTCGCATAATGTAATATCTATGCGCATGGTTCATTCTTAGCAGGTGTAAAATCTACTTCAGTAATTCATTCTTGGTCGGTGTAGAATTTCCTTCTATGATTCATTAAGAGCCATTGTAATATCTTTTGTCCTAATTCACTCCTACCGCCTGTAGAATCGCGGCTCTTGATTCACTTTCACCACTTGTAGAATCGTGCACTTTGGTTCACTCTACCATATGTAAAATCTTAAGCAATAGTTCACTCAAAGAAATTGCAATATCTCTATTTGTGGTTCACTCCGCCTTTAATTGACGTGCGTCCAGTTCGGCACATCAATCTTGTGGGCGTGTTGTAATATCGCTATTGCATAAGGCTCAGGAGGACGCTTGCCGTATTCAATTTCATAAGCCACCTCAAAGTAGTGAGAGAGAAAAATCTTTACTGCGTACCGCCTTGCTCTCGCATGGATATGAGCAGGTGGCAGCTTGCCTTGGGAGTACGCCTTGTAAGCATCAGTGCTTTTGCTGAAATTTTTGGCTTCGAGAATCGCTTTGCAGGTTTCCGCATACTCACCTGCTTCATTCTTCTGAATCTCAAGTGCTTTGCGTTCAGCGAAGATATGCCCATACACATCATTTTCACGGTTTTGCACTTTGACAAAGGATTCGCCAAGTTTGAAGGTGACGAGAGTTTTCAACCTTGCGTTCCAAGGACGTTTCTGGCCTTTCTCCCACACGCTCGTAGGGTCGATACCTGCATAACGCTGAATCGCACCTGCTGTCTGGGCTTTGCGAATGTCGATGTGTGCCATCAGTCCTGCCGTGATAACTGGCCCGATACCGCAGATTGACTTGCACCATGCGCCTAGCTTAGAAGCTGAAGTGTAGCTATCAAGCATTGCCCTGATTGAGTTCTCATTGCGCTTGTGCTGTTCAAAGATAAACTCAATGGCTTCTGCCGGTTCTCCTGCTTCTTTTGCCTGCTTTATCTGAGCATTTGCTGTAATGCGTTCCTTCTGTTCTCTATAGTACGCATCTACAAGATAACGTGCTGTGCTTTCGCCCAGATTCGCACAAGCCTGCTTTATGTCCCTGCTTACTCGCTCTGTTGAAGTGATTTCATCTTCAGATTCTTCGACTGGCTCAGAGAGCTGTTTTTTCAGCTTCTTTTGAGATTTTCTAACTGCCAGTTCCAAACCAAGCAGTTCTTCGCCCTCGTCTGCGCCATCAAATTCATCGACTTCATCAACCTCATTCAGCATTGCCATTCTCTCGCGTTCAGGATTCATTGCCTTTAACATACTTACTGCCTCCAACTCAGATATGCCCTTCTCGCCGCCAGAATTGCCCTTCTAAGCGGTTTTACCTACTCGCCTATACTCTTACCTACCCTTATAGTCTATGAAGCCCACACACAGCCAGAGAAAGCCTAGCTGAAATTGCAAGCCATCTCCACTAGACAAGCCGTGAATAATGTTCCATGTACCTGCCCAGGAGAATAAGAACAGTTCAATGCTATCAATGTTATTCTTTATCCAGCCCATGCCCAAACCCTCTCAGCATTTCTTCAACTGCCACACCACGGAGTTTCTGAATATCCTTCAACGCTCTGTCGTAGCCGTCCATGCAACCATCAAGATAGCCAGAATCATAACCAACCTTGAATTTCGCCGATAACTCCATATCGCGCTTAATTTCAGCCCTGTACTCTGCTTTCATGCTTGCCATTCTCTCAATCTCCCTCTGGCTATGCAATCTTCATGCCCCATTCTAAGTAATCTTTCACCATGCGTTCTTCATTGTCCCTTGTATGACTCCAACGCTCCCACATTTCACCGTTTTCATCTGCTTCGTATATTGCAGAATACGGCACACCTGCTTCATTATTGAATCGGTGAAGCTCTGCCCCGTTTTCAAACGTCCTGACAACTTCATGCCTGCTGTCTCGCTTGATTACATCTTTCAAATACATATAGCACACTCCTTATACTGGCACTTCTACCTTTTCATTCGCCTTTGAATAAGCCTTGGCACGTTCTTCGTTATCCGTGAAGGTGAGAGTATCGCCGTTGAAGTGGAGGCGAAGCGAAGCACCTGTCTCCACGTTACGACCTTTGCGAACCTCAAGATAACAGTTCCAAGGATAATTCTCAGCCAAATCCTTATCCTCTTTCCACTTGCCGATATTCAGCCACAAATCACATTCGTGCTTCATGTAGCTGCCCTGGGCAAGACTACCGCCATCTTTGGTAAGCTGTGCCACCATAACAACGACAATCTTCAGCTCCGTAGCTATCGTTTTAAGCATCCGGGCTGAGTTGAGCATCAACTGCCATTCTTTGATAGAATCCTTGATATTCATTGTGTCCATTCTGCCGATATAATCCACGATAACCATTTCAAGGCCGTACCGCTTGTGAAGTAACCGTATCTCTGAGAGGATATTGCCTATTTGCATATCTGGCATATTGAGAGTGTATAGCTTGCTTTTGTACAACCCATTAAGGCTGTTGCTGATTAGGCCAAACTCATCAGAGGTTATCTGCCCTCGCCGGATTGCAGAATGGCTAACGCCTGAAAGGAATGAAGCCCATCTAACCTGCTGTTGCTCTGTTGTCATTTCAGAGTTCATGTAGAGACAAGAGCGTTTCTGTGTCACTCCCACATCTTTAGCAACATTCATTGAGAAAGCGGATTTACCAGCACCACTCTCCGCTGAAAGGATAATCAAATCACCTTTCTCAAATCCACCAAGAGCATAGTTGATGCTACTGAAGCTGAGATTGATAACATTGGCCTTGCGCTTATCCGCATCCATGCGGTTAGCGACTTCTTCAAGGCACCCTTGCGCCATCGTTTGTGGCTCGATGAGGGTTCTCACAGAATCGGAGGGACTGTGAAGCACCAGAGTGTCCATCATATCTTGCAGAATCTTGTCCGGTTCTTCTTGTTCTCGAAGCTGCCCTTCGGCCTTGGTGAGCATACGCAGGATTTCTTTGCGCTGAGTCGCTTTCTTTACTCTGATAACGTAAGAAGGGAGTTCTTTTCTCTCAAGCACGTTCAGCGTTCTAATGAAATCCATGTATTCTTTTATGTCCATCAAATCGTTGGCGGTAAGCCTTGGCTGAGTAGTTATCATATCTACCCTCTGCCCTGCTTGTGCCATTTCAGCTATAACCCTGTAGATACCCTTGGTTTTGACATCTGAGAAATCATCCTCGTTTAGCTCAGAGAAGATATAGTCCAGTTCATACCCGCCAATCATGGATGCCAGAACATTTCTCTCTGCCGTGTTGTCGTTCACAAGGATAGCGTTCATGCCTATCCCTCCTAATTTAAGAACTTCCTGCGATACCCTTCAGGAGTGCGAGTGGCATTACCTCCTATTTCTTCAACAATCTCAGCCAGAGAAGGAAAGAACTTGGATTTATAAGAAAGGCGGTTCATTGCCCTTTCAACCTGTTCATAGGAGTACCGCTTGTCCAGCCGTTCAGCTATTTTGCCAAGGCCTTCCGGCGTTATCTGGCAAGAGGGATATGTTTTATACTCCTCAACCAGAAGTTCGTAAATTTTCGTTACTTCCTGCATCTTGCGCTCTCCTTTCCAGTTCTGCCCTCACTTTGTCAAAGTCACTCTGAGTAGGTTTGTTCTTCTTAGAGGGCTGCGCCTCTTTCTTCTTGCGGTTATCTACTCCAAAGCCATCAGTTCTCCACCTCTCAAGTATCGACTTCATGTAGCTGCGCTTTCTTACCTCGTTCTTCACGCTCTCATGGATAGAAGCTATTACCCACTCTTTACCATAGTCTTGATAGAGTGAGAGAAGTTCGTCACGCTCTATCTCTCCGCAGATAGGCCGTATGTTATTCTGATAGCACTTGAGAACTTCCTGCCACCCTTCTTCTTCTTCTTCTTCTATATTCAATCTATCAGTCTCACTTATATCAGTCTCATTCATATGAGGGTGCAAATCCTCGCACCTTCGTGGTGAATCTGCGTTCACCTCAGTGGTGAAGTCGTTTGCACCGCCGATTCGCTGATTTTGCCCTTCATCTGAGAAATCAGGTTCTTCATCTGAACTGCACTCCACCTTTGCTAGGTAAACCTTGGCTGGCCTACACATACCCTGTTTCTGTACTTCTAACAGTCCTGCTTCTTTAAGTTCGGTAAATAGGTTCTTGATGGTTCTTAAAGAAACTCCAAAGAACTCAGCCAAATCCTTCTGCTTGAAGATTGCATAAACCCTGCCATCCGGTTCGGTATATCCGTTGCGCTTAGATAACTCCATTCTATCCTTGATAACGCTGTATGCCATCTTTGCCATCAGGCTTAACCCTTTGTATTTCTTATTTAGAAAAAGCATTTTTGGTATCTTATAGAATCTTTCGTGGTCAATATCGCTGCTTTTGATGAAGTCCATGTTTCTATACCTCGTCTAAGTAAGATGAATATATCCTTTGTCAGCAAGTTCCGTGATTATTGATTCGACATTTTCGCCATCTTTGACATATGCCCTCAGCATTTCTGGTGTGCAATCAGCCAGTTTAGGCTCAGATAGCAGGATGCTCAAAAGTCCCTTGGCTTCTAGGGATAGTTTCTTATCTCTCAGATGGTAATTGCTCATCACCGTGTAGTTTTTGGTTTTCTCTACCCTGATAACTGCCATAATACTTACCTCATGTAGAAAGTTATTGCTTCGACTTGGTTATCCTGCCACCCTCAGTTGCCCAAGGGTGGCGTGGACAAATGTCCTGCTAGTTGGTAAAAATATTTTTCATAGCCTCACAATGCCTTTCGATTAAGTCCCATCTATCCGCATATTCCTGATAAATTGTGTTTTCCCCCATTGATAGTTGCTTGTGGCCTAACATCACATGAGCAGGAATTATGAAGATGGACTGTATAACACTTTTGTCTATGCAGTACACTATAAGAAAATCGCACTTGGGATAAATCGCCTCAAGGTTAAAGGTGTACCACGATGTACCAGTAGGGCAATAATATCTATTACCTGCTTTTACATCAATCTTAGTAACGCCGTCTACCAAAATATCATAGGGGAATTTTACAGGAGTAAGTTTAGCCTCATGCCCCATTCCAATAATATGCTCCTGTGCCATTTTTTCATATTTATAACCAAACTCTGTTTCAGAATCCTTTATCTTTAGGTTGAGTTTTTCAGCCCAAAACCTAAACCCACCTGTTTTCATTACAATATTGGTCAACCATGTAGCTTTGGTTACTAAATTTATTTCACTTCTACTAGGCATATGGTCTAAGTGAAGTGTATTTCTAACTTTTTCAATCTCAGCAATAATTTGTTCTTCGCTGTATCTACTCCTGGACAAATCTTTCATAAGCTAACTCCTAAAAGGGTATCTCCTGGCTCCAATCATCCTGTGACAACTTCGGACGCTGATTATCTTCCTTCAGCTTCTTCACTCTCGGAACCTTGGCATCAGCCATCTTTGACAGCGGTATCATACGGCTACACTTCACAGAAGTGTGAATCTCACCGTCCCTCTGGCTACGGTACTCTTCCTCGCCCATCACAAGGCCGATAACCTTATTCTTCAGCGTGGTTTCCTCCATGTTGAAGGTGTAGCCGGGATTGGATTCCTCAACGTCCTCAACGAAGGCTTTCAGTCTGCCCATGTGGTCATCATCAATCAACATATAGGTAACACCGCCATTAGGCCACTTGGCTTCCTTGCCATCCTTGCCAACATTTTTCCCGTACAAATCCATGAAGTACCCTTCGTACTCGCCCTCTGCAATGTCAAAGGCAATCGCCAGCATGTGCTTGCCACTCTTACTCAGCTTCTGCACCACGTTCTTGATAACGCCCTTATAGATACCTGCTGGCAATGCCCTGCCACGCTCTGCCTTGGTGTTCTGCCACTTCTGAGAATCAATGTTCAACATTTTTCATTTCTCCTTTGATTACAGTAAAAATCAACCTTCAAATGCGCTAGGGTATATAAGTGTACCTTTGGTAGCCTATAACATAAGTTTTCTTGTTCGTTTGTCTACAAACTTTTGCGAGAACGGATTTCAGCAAGTCTTTCTGCCGCCGCTATCTTTTCTTCTTCTGTCATTTCACGCCTAGCAGGTGCCTTGCTCCGAATCGTAATCATGTTCCTGCCTGCCGTGAAGTCCATTGCCACCACCTCGCCATCCTGCCGGTACTCTTTCACAAGAGTGTATTCCGGCGAAGCAGACAGCTTGCGCATTAGCGGTGGATAGGCTGTGTAAAGTACAATGCCATCCTCTGCCGCATTAAAGGTTATTGTGGTTTCCTGCTCTAGCCTTGATAAGCCCATGTGTTATCACCCTTCTTCGTATTCTCTCAGCTTCTTGAGAACCACGGCAATGTCGTTCTCAATTTCATCTTCTTCAAACAAGCCAAGCGGCGTTTTTGCTGTACTGTTCTTGGCATGAACTTCGAATACATATTTGCCCTCATTTGCCCTTGCCAGAAGTACCACCGTGAACTTGCTTTCAGGCACGATTTTTTCAAGTTTTCGTCCACTTGTTTTCATGTGAGTGAACTGGTAGCCACCATCAGTCATTTCAGTTTGACAGTGCGCGGTGCAAATAACTGTCAAATCCTCTCTGAGTGTGCCTATCATGTCCATGATGCCATAGATTGAAGTGGCTAAATCGCGCCACGCATCGAAGCTGTTAGCCTTACGTTCGGCCATTTCCTGCGCCAACATTGCACCGTTCAAGGTGTCGATGATAGCCACCTTGATATGTGGCATTTTATCGCTAATGTGCCTCAAATATCCTTGTATTTTATGGGCATCGTCACACACAAGATAGTTCTTGTTTTCAGCGTTATATTGCTTCTTCCAGCCACGCCACGGTAGCGGTTTTTTGTCGCTATTTATAATCAATGTTTCAGCAGGGTTCAAGTTGCGAAAGCTAGTGCTTTTGCCATGCCCAGAGTTGCCGATTATGAGTATTCCAGTAGCCATTACTGCTTCACATCCTTTTTTATAAGCCCTGCCTTTTTGTATTCTCTCTGCTTGAAAATAGCCGCTCTCCTAATAAAATCTGCCATGGTTAAATTTTCAATCCTTGCGACTTCCTTCAATGCTTCATACTCATAGGGGTAAAATTTCACATTGAAGATTTTTGTTCTTCTGGTTTCTGCCCTGCTTGCCATTACGCTTTCACCTTCTCTTTCATTTCGCGGTAGCAATTACCGCAATACATCTTGCCATCAACATCATAATGCACATCGCCTAATGGTATTTTTGTATTGCATACAACACAACGATTAGATAGCTTATACAAAGCCTTTCTGATTGAGTTGTGCGGTGTTTTTATCTTGCCCATGCCATCACCTTATCTGGATGTTCTGCTTTTGCACCAGCCTTACGCCCTCAACCTTGGTGCCATTCTTCAAAGCTGTTTTTAGCCCTGCCTTGTCAACAACAGGCTCTTGCAACTTCAAGAACTTAGCAGGTATTACCGCATCTTCATCTACCTCTACACTCTCAGATGGAGAGTAGTAGATGCTGAACTCAGCCTCTTTCATCTTCTGCCCTGCCAGTTCTCTTTGCAGGGTTTCCTTCGCCCATGCAAGGGTTTTCTCAGCCGCCACGCGCTTCGCTTTGAAGCGGTTTTCCTGCTCCTTGTAAGCCTGTATATCAGCCTTGGCATTGAGTGCCACAAAGCCGATGTTTCTCAGCTTCTCTTTGCGGTCAATTTGCAGGGATTCCAGTTTATCTGGGTCAAGGATTTCGCCAGTTTCCAAATCCAGGCATGAAAGAATCTCATCGTTAATTTCATACAATGTCATGCTACTATCTCCTCCTGCTTTTTGCTTTCATGCTTCAAAGCCTCCATCATTTCACCACGGGTTATGTTGTGGTAGTAGGTGTGCACCGCATCAACAGGCCATTTCTGGTAACACACATCTATGAATGAGAAGTTGTCATACTCTGAACTCTCAAAGCTGAAGAACGGCTCATAGAACACCAGATGCCACGTTTCTTCGTTAATGTCATCATCATCAGGATAGTTATATACCTTGATAGATACCAACTCCCTGCCTATGCCCTCATATTCATGGATTTCGTGCTGAACCTCGTCTGGCAAAGAGTTTCTATCCAAATCCGTCACATCATACCTAGTAAGCATATTCGTTACCTCTTTTGACACGGAGGCGATTTCTTGCTACAATGTTACTTGAAGCGAGCGACTGCCTCCAAATGTCCTTGCTTTTCTTGCAAATAAATCCCATCTTGCATGAGCACCTGTTCCCGCAGGTGCTTTTTACTTTGGGCATTTAGCCAGAGCGTCAATTATCATGCAAAGCCCAAAGATGCCAACGCCGATGCCTGCAATAAAACTGCCCAGGGAGGTGAATAGCAGGATTCTAATGCCTTTCTCCGTGAAAACATCAAACATTAGCAACTCACCTCACCTTCGCATGAGAACCATCTTGCCTTGCTTTCAAGTTCGTCCTCGTCCATGTTGTTCACCACGGTTTCAGCTTCTTCAAGGCTCTTTGCCATGATTGAGAACGTGCCACGGCGAACAACATCAACGTCGTATTCCCAGAGGGATTGCTCTGGTGCTGTTGCTTCAACCATCTTTATCCACCTGCCTAATATTATCAACTGCTTTGTTAAGTTCATCTCCTATTGTTTCAAGCGGTATGTCGCCTTGCTTCGCTAAATCAACAGTCTCATCCATCAACTTGTCCATTAGAATCCTCCTGTCAATGCCACCATGACCATCACGCCACCAGCCAACCCTTCAACTGTAAGCAACATTGCTCTGCCTAGCTTCTGCCACATTCTTTGCTACCTCCTTTGCTAACGTTTCGTTGAACTTCTCCACAACCTTCTGGCTGAAGTTTGCAAGTGTGAAGGTGACAGCAATGCCACCAAAGTTACCCTGATACTTCACGTTGTCTTGGTACTTCATTGCTGTCAGCCCCCTTGCTACGCATCTTTAATCTCACTCACGATTTCCTGGCACCACATTGGCCTATAACCGCTATGCCCGTGATTGGTGTAAGGTATCTCTTCGCCAAATTCCTTGCCTTTGGCTGTCAAACGCCATTCACCGCCAACCTTTTCTTGAAGCCCTAGTTCGTTGAGTTTCTTGTTGACTTTCTGTGCGCTCATGCCACCAACCATTTCTCCGATTTCAGTAGCGGTAAGAAATCCGGGCTTTTCTTCGCTTGGGAGCAGAGAACGCAACGGCTCTAGGTCAATGCCATACTCACGCCCGACCATATCCATAGCTGTTGCAATCGCTATGCCTTTCTTCACTCCGAACATCTTTTCAATGATTTCCGTGGTTCCAGCAAGGTCTTTGATTGCCGTTTTAAGCATCCGATTCTTGGCGTGTGCCTTTGGCTTCTCTGTTTTGTACTGGCCTGTATGTAACACTTGAGGGATAACCTCGTCAAAAATCCATGATTCAAACTTCTCAGCCTTGGCTCTAATAGTTTCGTTCTTTGACTGGTCAGCCGCCTTGGTTATCAGTCGAACAATGTCACCCTCTGTGATTACGTTGGTTTCCTGTACGCCACCCTTTGAAGGTATCCCCAACTTACGGATACCTTTGCAATGGTCGATAACTGCTTGGCTTGGCTTTGCATATTCCAATGCCCTAGCCACATCAACGCCCACCGCATAAGGCTTTCCGTCAATCTCAACCATGCGAATGTTACCAAACTCAGCATTGTTGAAAATTTGCAGTTCATTCACGTTATCACCTCCATGTGTGCTATTTTAGCACTTCTTAGTGTAAAAATTTTTCACATTGCAACGCAATGCAGAAGCCAATGTGGGCAACATATCTGCCTTGAATTTGTAATCGCCATGCTCATACTTCCAATATACAGAATGTCCCTTAAACCCTAGCTTTTCAGCCATTTCTTGACAGGTTAGCTTCAATTCTTTTCGCCTGTTGGCAATGTAGGCCAGGTCAAATTCTGACATGATTTTTCTCCTTTCTTTGTGTTCTGTTTTGTAACTGTACTCATTATACATTGCTATTTTGGAACTGTCAATAGGTTTTGTTGTATTTTAGAACTTTTTTGTTTCTAATATAGAAAAGTATGCTATTATAGGGATATGGAGGTGGTATCATGTTTTTAGGACAGCGAATTGTAAACCTAAGAGAAGAACACGATTTAACGCAAAAAGAATTGGCAGAAAAATTAGATTTTAATAGAAGCGTTTTGAACCGCATAGAACAAGGTACGCGCCCTTGCAGGGACGATGAGTTGATAAAGATAGCTGATTTCTTCGATGTTTCGGCAGATTTCTTGCTTGGGAGAAATCCTGTTGTTGAAGAATTGCCACAACCAGCTTTTTCAAGTGATGAAAAAGAACTTGTTGCATGGTACAGAGAGTTGTCTGAGGATAGCAAGGCTCTCTTATACCTTCTGCGTTCTGGTAAGTTCACTCTTGGCAAGAAGCCAGAAAGAAGGGTCACGGCGTAGTCTTGCCCTTCTGCCGAAAGAAAGGCAAATGAAAACCGCCCACACAGCAATGGGCGGCTTTCGGAGCAAGTATGTTTATGAAGATAAGGAGGTGTAATGAAATCCTGTACTTATTATTCTATAGAAGAAAGCACTCCTACGCAATAGAAAAGCCAACCCTGCAAAGAGTTGGCAATCCCATGCTAGAAAAGGTAATTCGCAAATGAGCAATATCAGTATAGCGTTGAAAGCACCTTTGTGCAATGCAAAAGAGGCCACCATCAGCCAATGGCAGCCTCCGAGCTTGTGGACAGAGATAAGCACTCTGAAGCTCCTTCTCAACTTATGCAGGAGAGAAGGTTCCTGCCGTCCGTCTGGGACATTTGTATTCTGAACCACGGTTCTAGTTCATTGGTTGTATTGTATCGCTGAAAGCACTTTCGTGCAACATTGCATAATCCCACAATTTTTTCAAGCAGATTTCTGCAAAATCCCACATTTTTGGAGGTGAAACCTGTGAATGTTGCTATTTATGCCCGTGTCAGCACCGATGCACAAGCTGAACAAGGGTACTCGCTGGGCGCACAGGTAGAAGATTGCACAAACAAGGCCAAAGAACTTGGCGCAACGATGATAAAAGAGTATGTGGACGATGGTTACAGCGGTGCATATTTAGAACGCCCTGCCCTTGAATCCATGCGTGAAGCCTTGCGCTCTGGCCTGTTTCAAGCCGTAGTCTGCTACGATGTAGACAGGCTATCACGCAATCTCTCTCACCAGCTAATCATCACAGAGGATATTGAGAAGAATGGTGCTACCCTGCATTTTGTGAAGTCGAATTATGAATCCACACCAGAAGGGAGAATGTTCTACGCCATCAAAGGTGCGTTTGCCGGATATGAACGAGAGAAGATTCGTGAGAGAACTGCCAGGGGTCGGCTGGCTATGCTTCAGCAGGGCAAGGTTGTACAGGATTCTCATGTCTACGGTTATGATTTCGACAAAGAAGAACACGCATACTACATAAATCAGGGAGAAACCCGTACCATCAGAAAGATATTCAGCCTATATCTTAGTGGGCATGGTGGTATATCTGCCATTTGCCGTTGGCTTGACGAGAATATTGACGAGTACACACCACCCAAAGGCACAGCGTGGTCTAAGTCTACGATTCACGATATTCTCAGGCAAGAAATGTATACAGGGAAGTATTACAGTAATCGCATATATCATTTCAGATTGCCGAACAAGAAAGAAGAAAAAAGGATTCGTCCGCAAGAAGAATGGATAGAAATGCGTTGCCCTGCCATTATCAGCGAAGAAGAACACCAAGAAGCCCTACGCCTGCTCAAGCGCAATAAAACCTATGATTTCCACACCAACAGAACTCCTACGCTACTGCAAGGCATGGTGTACTGCGGCAAATGCGGTCATATGCTCCATGTTCGCAACGGTGGCACTAAGAACGGCACACGTTGGTATATGTGTTGGCGCAACAACAACCAAGGCAGAAGTGAACCTGGGTGCGGCGTAAGGTCAATGCAATGCTCTGCTGTGGATAACGCTTTCTGGGAGTTGCTTAAACAAGTTTGCAGGGACAGAGATACCTTGGCGAAGTACATGAAGCTGGGTGAGCCGCCACCACTCAAGGATAGAGAAGCCAAGCGAAAAAGAAAGATAGAGAAGATTAAGCGTGAGCGCAAGTCTGTTATGATGTGGTACAGCAAGCAACTACTCACCTATGAAGAAGCTACAGAGAAGCTAGAAGCCCTCAAGAAAGCCGAAGATAAGTTGTTGAAGCAAGATATACCTACTATCCCTATCCAGCCTCAGAGGGACTTACAGCAGCTTGTAGACGATGTTATGAACTGTGAGCCTACCATTGAAGCCAAGAGAGCGTTGGTGCTCAAAGTAATCGACAAGGTGGTGCTGCTTCGCACAGATAACAAAACAGGTGTCAAGAACTATGCGCTAGATATGCAGATTTCTTTCAGGTAGTGTAGTTCGAGTGTTTGTCCCGGTTTACCTGCCCGACACTTGAACAATAAAAAGAAGCCGTGGCAAGCACTACTGCTACCACGGCTATTTATAAATAATAAATCTATAACTCAATTTTAACACGATAAAAATGAATTAGCAACGCTGTTAATTCAGTTAATTGAGTTAATACAGCCCTGCTCTATCGTTGACGACAAAGATTCTCAGCATATCAAGGGACAAGTCAAGCCCTGCACCATCACCATTGAGTAATCCCTTGTCGTGCATCTTTTGGACGGTTGGTCTTGCCCACTCCGGCAAGCTGTCAATGGTGTTGAAGCGTTCCATACTTCTACCGCCTTGATTGCCCCCGTCCTGCTCAGGTGCTTCTACTGCTTCTGTAAGTCCATGCGACTGATTGTAGTAGTAGATAGCCTTACCCTTGATTGTCCCATCATCAATCAGCTTTTGCAGGTTCTTGCCAGGACAACTGGTAGCCATGAGTTCGCCATGCCCTACGATGTGGTCATAGTCCATAGGGATGCCATATCTCTCGCAAATGTCAGCAATCAGTTCAGCACACTTTTCAATCTGGTCAGAAGTCGGCTCTGCTTGTTCAAAATCACCTGAGAGGTGTATGCCGATGGTGTGGCTGTTTTCACCGTATGCGTGGCTACCTATTGCCCATTCTGGCCTGCCACGCTCAATGGTTCCATCTTTGCGGATTACATAGTGGTAGCCAATGCCTGCCCATCCGTTATTCAAGTGCCAGCCGTGTATCTGCTCTGCCGAAGCGTCAATGTCGTTACAACCTGTGTGGTGAATCACAATCATATCGGTGTAACTACGCTCTGATAGGCTTGAGAAGTCGAGGTTTGTTTCCTTAATGTCAATCATTTGTCAACTCTCCTTCCGTTTCGTGTGAAGTAGGGTTCATCATCATCGTTGAAAGACGGCAAGATTGGCGATAAATCTCCTTCTTCTTTGACTATCTCCGTTTTCTCGCCAAGTTCACCCAACTCTGCCAGCTTCGCATAAATTGCTGGCAGATACTCTTTTGCAAAAAGAAGTTGTTCCTCATATCCCATTTCTGAAATCTCATATAGCCCAAAACTCAATGCTCTCACCCTATTTCTTTAGCGTGTCCTTGATGTTGTCGATGGTGTCTACAAGCGTTTGTCCCTGCTGTGCTACCTCAGATACTTTGCCTAGTGTCTGAGAAGTCTGGCTCTGCTGTTGTGGCTGTTCTGTATGAAGCCCACGGCTCATATATGAGAACAAGCCAATGGCTAACTCTTTGGCGATTGCTGAAATATCCATATCACCACGCAACACCGCTGAAATATCCATTGCTATCACAGTCACCACAAATGCGCCCATCAGCCCTACGGCGATAATCTTATCTGTGCTCCACCCTTTCATCTTCACTCACCCTCTCATGCTCGTGAACGAATCCATGTTTGTATTGACAAAATTTCATAAGTTCGTCTATGCGAGAATGTGCCACCCTTGCCCGCTGGTCAACTTCGGCAAGTTTAATTTCCATCATATGTCGGCGTTCTTCACAATCTCGCAGGTCTTTTCGTAGGTCTTGTATGGCAAGTCGCAAGTCTTTCATTGTGAAGTTTAGTGGCCTTAACACAACGTAAGTAAATACGCCGCCAACAAATCCTGCTACAATGCTAACCTGCACTGCCGTATCTAGCCAGTCCATAGGCATAGTCCTCCATACTAAAAATAGGCAGGACATAATGCCCTGCCTACCTCTGTTACCGCTTATTCAGTTTCGGATTCCTCGTCAGTCACCATTTCAAATGCGCCTACCTGCGGATTGCCGCCAATGCCCATCTGCTTGCCAATGGTGCAATTCACTTCGTATGTGCCGTTGGAGAAGTACACATCAGTAGTGCCATAAGGCAGGTCAATGTGAGTGCCGTTGTTCTCCGTGAGAGTTTCGTTTGTGAAGTGTCCGTTGCCTACAATATCAAACGCACTTTCAGCGTTGACTGTCACTTTGAGGCAATGTTCTGTGGCGTTGTCACCTGTGAGATTATTTACTTTGATTTTCATTGGTTAGTTCCTCCTTTAGGTCAAAGGCCAGTTGCCTGTGATAGCGGTATTGGCGTAGTCAAATGTCGTAAGTTTGGTGAGGTTGGCGAGAGAAGATGTGTCACCTGTGACACCAGTGTTACTCAAATACAATAACGTAAGGTTTGTGTGGTTTGCTAACGCATTGATATTACCTGTAAGTCTATTGCCTAAATTAGCTAAACCTATAACACTAGCATTTTCCACAGACATACAATTTGCAACATCAGTCATTGTGCCTTTTATATGTGGCGTTGAGCAGTTAAGGTGTATGAGGTTTTTGCCTGACAAAGAACTTATATCGCCAGTAACATCTTTTGTGCCTGTGCCATATAAAAAGATTTTTTCTATTTGGGGCAAATAACTAAAGGTCAATAGGTCACCGTTGATTTTTGAAAGCCTTAAAGTCGCACTTCTAAGAGAGGAAAATCCCATGAGAGATTCAATATTAAATTCCTTTCCTTCTCCTATATTGAACTCGGCAATTCTTTGTTTCTGAGAAAGTTTCACCATGTATTGACCGGGGGATAGGTAATAGGTGTTAGCGTGATAATTTGTTTCGGCTGTTTTTGTTTTACCAAGGTTAGATGTGCCAGTAGAATCAGTAAAATAACCGTCCCCTACTATAGTCATTTCGACATTAGGGTTTGGATAAGCAGAAAAATCAAGACTTACCACTTTGGTGCTATCGACCAAAAATGAAAATTCATCAAGTTTCAGCAAGCTGTCATCATTCACACTATCTTTTAGTGTTGTTACCAAGCAAGTACCCACTTGTATCACTCCTTTTAACTATTACTATACTCTATAAAGGCCACATCTTGAAACTCAGAAACATGGCCGTCTATATATTCGCTAAGAAGATTGAAGATTATTTTTGCAAAACACGCATAACCAATAGCAGTATAATGTCCACCTTTTCTATCGCTTATAATCTGGGGAATTTCAAACAATGCTTGGTTTTCTTGAAGGTCAATGCAATGGACACTTAGATTGTTATCCCTGTAATACTTTACAATATCACGGACTGCGTTGTTGTATGGAATATACGCTTCTCCATGCTCAGGCATAGTGAATAGGAATATTTTGGCAGATGAACTTATTTGATGTAACTTTGATACAATGGCACTCATACCGCCATAATATGTTTCGGCTTCAGTGCCTATATCTGAATATGTGCCAACAGGAAGTTCACGCCAACAATCATTAAGGCCAAGCCCAATCATATATGCCTGAACAAGCCCTTCGCTTGTTGCTTTAGCCAAGCCTCTTTCATCTGTCTGCCAAGACAATACTGTTGCACCACTAACACCGCAATTTACCCATTTATTACCAGTCATTGTTTCAATGTAATGAGGCCATGAATATGAGTTATCAACTATACGCGTACCGTCACCTTTAACGATATAACCTTCTGTATAGCTATCTCCACAACAACAAACCTTCTTGAAAATATTTGCTGAATTATGGAGTGAATCTTTCTGGAGCTTGTTGGATATTTCTGCCACCACATGAGCTGGTGTACCTTTTGGCCATACAACACTACCGTCTACCCTTACTCCAAACAAGACGCGTTGTTCGCTGTCTGTCATGCAATAGATATATTCACTGTTTTGTGTGTTACTACCAATATCTCTCAGCCAGTCACCTGTGACCTTGGCTTCTGCTGATTTCCCTGGTGTAGTTAAAGTGTTATCAATGTTTTTTTCAATCGCATTTACAATCGGCTTCGGCACACCCTTCTGCCAGGTGAATGTGCCGTCACGCTTGATGCCAAGGATAATATGTCCTTCTGTATCAAGCATGACATATAGATACTCGTCATTGTCAATGGTTGGTTCTGCAATTTCGTGGATTTTGTCTATCAGGTGGGCAGGTACGCCTTTTTGCCAGTAGAAACTACCATCACGCCTTACGCCATAGAGAACGTGCTTTTCACTATCGACGACCACCTTCATGTACTCGTCAGCAAAAGCGGTTTCTGGTATCTCTGGCAATGCTGTGACAGGTACGGCAATATCTCTTAACCAATCACCTGCGGCCTTGGCATCGGCCGCAGCACCCTCAATCGTAAGGGTTTTATCCGTTTCAAAAGCGGTGCTATTGTACACGCCACCACTAACCCATGCTGAACCATTCCAGTAGTACCAGTTTCCTTTGGTGTAGCCTGTTTGATTACCTGTATATACATAGATTTTACTTTTATCCGTCATATCACTGACGATGTTAGCTACAAGCGGTGTGCCTACCGATACACGAATCTGCTCAATGGCAGTTCCTTGTGCATCTAGCTTTGCACCATCTTGGGCAATATTTCGCCCTGCAATGATGCCATTATTGGCATAGACACTACCCCATTTCTTCGCTGTAGTTCCTAAACTTCCTTCGCCATCAGCCCGTGGAACGATACTTCTTGTTGTTTCCATATAAACTTCCCCCTGTCAAGCAAAAAGTGCCTGAATATCTGTTTTGGTTATGTCAATCCAATTAACAGATTCCCCGCCAGAACCACCGTTACGGGTGTCTCCTTCGCCCCAAGGCATTATGTTACCATTGGCATCTAACTGCCAATCATAAGCGAATGTCGGATTAAGTGCAGGCATTAAATTACCTTGAATGTCAACATCAAAGTAATCATCAGCTCCTAGTACACTAAGCCTTACCCAATCAGGAGATTTATCTGGGTAAGTGCCAGCAGGGACATTTATGCCAACACACCGATATGTATTGCCGTCAACATAAGAAACAACATCGGGATAGCTATACATCTTTGTACTGCTCCACGCAGGTGCTTGCATAGCCCAAATGCCAGCCACCGCATTTTCTGCGCGTTCAACCAAAGTTGCCGTATTGGTCGCTTGGTTGCTTGCGGTGTTAGCTGAATTTCTAGCGTCGTTTGCACTATCCTTGGCATCATCAGCATAGCCAGCCGCCGATATTGCGCTTGCTTCTGCACTGTTGGCATATCGTCTTGCCTGTTCAGCAGAATTACCGGTACTAATTTCATGTTGATGTGCTTTATTCGCTGAACCTAAAGCGTTCAGTTCACTTTGTTTTGCTCTAGCTGCACTATTAGCAGCGTTTGCTTCTGAAACTGCTACATCTTGTAGGTAATCGGGGCCTTGTACAAAATTTACCGCAAGTACACTTCCTACCACATCAGCCATTCAATGTCCCTCCTTTCAGCTTGTCGTAATATCTGGTTTTAGTATATATGGGAAAGCACCGATTGTCTTGTACTCCTGCCGATTTTCATGCGTGAAAACAACCTGTATATCATACCAATATGTACCGTATGTTAGGTTGATTGTATCGCTATGATTGATGGTACAGGGAGTATCTTGGTCGAAAGTTTTTTGAAGAAGGTACGCCGTATCATCAGGATATTGTCTGACTGAGAGTGTAGCCGAATAGCTATCTATAGGCATACCATCTAAATCTGCTTTCAAAGAGAACATTGCGGTGTCCCCACGAATATGCACGATTGTGCCATCTTCCTGAATAACGAAAGACTTTACAATTCTTCTTTTCATATCTTCACCACCTAAATAATGCCGTACACGATGTAGTTTATCGTTCTCTCCGTGTCAATCGGCAAAATTTCATTGTCATTGTATACAGTTACATCAAAACCTGTGGTTGTCATGTTGGTAATATTCAACACATCACCGAACTCACCATCTATGATAATGGCTTGCGGGTAAGGAGCACGTTGATATGCTTGGGTGTAACTGATGGTTATGGTATCGCCAAGTTCTAATGTTTCCGTTCCGCTTTCGGTTGCGGAGCCTGTATTGTAGCCATGAATAGTAATAGGATAAGGAGTTACCTGCGATAAATCTTGCCCAACCGTTCCAAACACATTGGCACTGCATAGCTTAACCCAATAGGTGTTGCCTATTGCATTTGCGTTAAATGGGATTTTCAGAGGAATATTTGTATCACATCTTACAAATTTCGCCCCAGCATTATGTGTTTTGATATTGCCTCCATAAATGCCACGTTGCAGATACGATAAATTGTATTGATTAGCCCCTATGAGTTCAGCATTTTCATACGAGATAAATTCGCCGTTGCCTTCTCCTGCAATCCAGCAAAGAGTGGCGTACTCATCGGCCTCTTTCCTTGTCGCACCAGTCAGATTGCCATTAGACATTGATAAATCAACACCTAATGTATTTTCTGTATCTGGCGTTGAGTGAACTGGTAGAACATTAGTGGTAACTCCCTGTCTTGCAGGTTGGCTTATCGAACCCATATAGTTATAAGAGTTCCCATCACCAGAAACCCATACGCTACAACTGCCCCACCATCGACTACTGCCGCTGGCGTAAATCCAAACTTCGTGGCCTGTTGCGCTCTGAACCAATGGAGAAGGTGCCTCAAACATGATGGGAGCATTGGCATCCCCAGGTGGTGAATTTGTTTCTGATACTGCCCTATCTGATGCTTGAGTAGAATAAGCAGGTGCCGTTGTGATACCGCTGAGATTATCCTCAAAAGTAATCTCAAGCGTAAAATCTTCCTGGCTTTCAACTATCTCAACCACCCTTACGGTTGTAACACCCAACTTTGCTAGACTGGATTCAAGCGTAACCGCATCCATTGGCTCAAGCAGAATAAATTCTTGCCCTAGCTTCACCGTGTATCTGTTACGGTTGTAGAGTTGCTTTTGCAGAATTAACTGTGCCACGGCCTGTGCAAGGCTTTGGTTCATTATCTCCGGGTGAGAGTATGTACCTGCTTGTCTTACGCCGTGAAGTTCAATGTCGCCCTCATCGGTAGCATACACCACATTTGAATTGTACTGGTCAGCCCTGCTTGTATGTTCAAGAGGAATGATGTTATATGTATCAGCCTGTGATGTTCTCTCAATTCGTAGTGTATCTTCGCCTTGGTTTATAATGTTTTTGTCGGTAATCGCATAGTTGGGTGGCAATCCGTCCCAATAAGGGATAATTTTTACTTTGCCTTGCGAGAACACATACTCACTGTTTGTACACTCCATCAGACTGCCGATAATGTCACTACATGAAGTCTGGTCAGCGTAGACGGGAGAAAGCAGTAGTTGATTGTTCTTGCAGTAGTTTGAGTATGCAGCAAGGGCTTCTTCGTCAATCAGTACATCCGGGAAATTTTCTCCGTACACCGTGGATATAAGAAGTGTCCAGATTATATCTCTTGGGTTAGCGTCTGTGGGAGTATAATCAACTGTGGCCTGTATAGCTGTGTAATAGATTCTGATGTATGTAGGGTCAACCCTTGCCATGCCATCGTCCCTATCATCAAAGTTGAATGTATATGTGTAAACCCCAGGTTTAGGATTATCTGCGGAATCTTTGGATTGTTCAACAGTATAATATCGACTGTCCAAAGTTACCCACGCACCAACCCCATTAGCAGGATTAAACACATACTCCTCAACGTATCTATTGGCCTGAAAGTTGCTTATTTCTATCTCTTTTTGGTACGAAAATTGTTGCATCTTTTGGTTGCTAGGCATTACGCCTGTGGGGGTATATGCTTTTTTATAAGAGACAGAAACCGTTACTGTTTTTTCGCCTCCACCAACCAGCGCAGAGAAAGTGCCGTTTATGGTGAAAACATTTTCATTTATAGAGTATGAATGTTTTTCGTTGTTTGCTTTTCCCGTTATATAAACATCAACAGAGTTTATACTCACATAATCTTCTAATGTCAGCGACATTGAGTATGAGTAATCCTCTATGTATTTCACGGTGCCAGTTTTTATTGGCTGTGTTTGCCCACTCACAGTAGCATCAGGGCTTTGTGTAGGTATGACATTTTGACATAGCCCATATACTTCAAAATTCATGTTGGGGAGAGAAGCGGCGTCACCCAAATCAACCACACCGGCAAGATAACTTGTGCCACTATATGTCAGTGCATGGTCTGGATGCTTTGACATCATATAGCCCCAAGGTGCTTGCGCCTTTTCTCCACCAAAGAAGGTCAATCCCATTGAAGCCAAATCAGTAGTTTTGGAGTTAGCCCAAATTTGTCCAACCCCTGTGCATCTGCCTTCTCCCAAAGCTACCAATCCAGCCACAGAGTAGGTATATTTCACATCAGTTTGAGTTACCTCACCGCCACCCTTGCCGCCACTTGTGGTGGTGGTTTCGTGGGCGTGTGCCGTGAAATCTTGATAGTCCATCAGCACACCGCTTATCATAGCGGTTCCAAAAATCAGCTTAATTGGTGCGCCGTAAGAAGATTGATTTACCTGAAAGGATGATATGCGTTGAGTTGAGGTTGTTACTGAAGAACCTCCACCAAAAAGCCCCATTTACGTCACCGCCCATCTTGATAGGCGATACACACCATACAAGGCGTGTTTATATCCTTTGATGTTTGAGAGAATTACACCCTGCCGTGTGTAAGAATGAATCATATATTCATCGTCACACACAAACGCTGCATGATGAGGCACCTTACTACCTGCGAACTTGAAAACGAGAATATCACCTGGCTTCTTATCCTCAAAGTTCACCTCGAAGCAATGCTCTTTAATCTTCATCAAGTATCTGGGCGTAGCACAATGGCAAGCAATATCCTCTGGATAGTACGGCAAGTCGATATGTGGGATAAAGCCCACATTCTCTGTCACTCCCAAAAGGAACGTGCCGCAATCACACCCTGCGCCCTTCATTCTGCCAGCCGTGTGATAAGGTGTACCCAACCATTCTTTAGCTTCTGCAATAAGGGCTTCACGCTCTATATTTTCTTGTTCTAAATTCATGGTTGCACCTCCTTACAAAAGCACGTTCTGACAGGGCAAAAACGGAAAACCTCGGAAGTTTGCCATATTGTTGTACCCCTGGCAAGCTACCATTGTTTTTGCACACCCACGCCAAAAGGTGAATGTATCACCTGCGTTTACTGGATTCTTATAGGGTTCTGCCGGTACTGCCGTATTTCCGCTAAACCACTTGATTGAACGAGAAACGCCAACATTGGCACCGCTAGTGCATAGCATTGTGCCTTGAGTGAAATGTCCATCAGGGAACCCTTCGGGGATTACAATGCCCATCTTAGAACTACCGCCCAATGCCGTTACATTGCTGGCAAAACTTGCTTTGTTCAGCCCACACATAGAATCACAGAAGCGATTTAGGCATGATGGTTTAATCAGATTTCTTGGAAGTTGAGCATTAAGCAAATCAGTGGGAGATTTAACATCAAGAAGTGCTTGTGTCAGCCTCACTTCCTCTACATCTATACGCCCAAAGAATCGTGCTTTGAGAACATAGTCCGTAGAAATATTGGGCATTTCATACTGCCAAGGTATTGGAGAGTATAACCTATCAAGCGACACATATGCCCCATCAAACACCCCACCTTGTAATGCTTCTATATACGTTACGTTCAGTTCTGGAATAACATCACTAGGAGTATAATTGATTGTTACTTCCATGTTAGTAGTTTCTATGCCTGTTTTTTCGTTAATGTCCTCATGCTGGATAGGGCTATGCAGGTATTTGTTACCACCCACGGTCAAGTCAACATCATGGCCTGTCCTGAGAAGGATAGTGCCTGAGTTGAAGTAACCTGAGTTGTAGGACAAGTCCATCTTCAGCCAGAAGGTATAGAGTTCAGCGATATACCATGTTTTGCGCTTTCCCTGCATATATTCAGTTAAAAGGCTCCTTAAAGATTCAGAACACGCTTTCACAATATACCTCCAAGCAATATGCAATTACGTTGAAACAATCTGCGTTCCTGCTGTAGGTATGCTTGCATAACCATCGCTTTCTGTATCGTGATACATTGTCCACATTTTTCTGCCGTAATTGTGGACACCTTCTGTCATCACAACGAACTTGTAAGTAAACCACTCATACGGTAATTTTGCCCACAATTCGCAAGCGGCACTATTTGAGCTAGGAACCACCAGTACAAA